AAGCGTGCATCCCGACCCAAGATCCCACCCAAAGCGCTGCGCGATGTGTGGGCGAAGGTGCCCGGCATGAAGGACTGCAAGGGGCTCTGCTCGGACTCCTGCGGGCCGATCCCGGTGTCGTCGCTGGAGCGCTCGATCCTGGAAGAACGGACGGGTAAGGAGCTGCGCGCCGATGGTCCCGGCTTCGATTGTGCATTGCTGCGCAATGGACTCTGCACGGCGTACGCGGTGCGGCCGCTGGTCTGCCGCATCTGGGGCGCCGTCGAGGGCCTGCCGTGCGGTCACGGCTGTGAGCCCGAGCGGGTCCTGGCCGCCGAGGAGGCCCTGGCACTATTCAAAGAGGTCGAGGAGATCGCGGGCGACGATGCGGATCGGGCGATGCGCGACATGCTCGCGGTGATGGCCCCGAGGCAGCGCGCTTCCTGGCGGGCGAATCACAGCCGCGAGATGAAAATAATCGTCGGCCGAATTCTCAACGAGCGTCAGGAGAAAGACGATGCCGATGCCTGACGACGATCATTTTCAGCGCATCGAGGTCGAGAATGACGAACTGCTGACCCCCCGCGAAGTTCGCCGCGAGCTGGCCGGGCACATGGACCGGCTGACCTCGGGGGAGATCGAGAAGCTGGTGCTCATCCACCGCAACCAGATGATCGCGGTGATCATCCCCTTCGATCGCTTTCTGAAGCTGGAGCGCTTGGAAAAACTCGCCAAAGACCACGATTACGAGATCTAGCCCTAGCAACATCTGAACGGGCGTCGTACATTATGGGTCGTGCTGAAGCGGCTCACCAAAAGACTCAGGGCGGCCGGTGCGCGGGTCGCCCACTACGCGCTCGGCATCGCGATCGCCGAACGTCGGATCAGGCATTTCCGCCGCGAGCTGCACCGGGAGATCCTGGCCGGAGGGCTCGAACTCGAACACGAGGCGAGGCTGCGAGCGAAGCTGAGGTTCTGGCGCGAACGTCGGGCCAAGCTGGAACGACTCCGAGCGGACTGGCGCGGTATCGAGCGGCGCCGCCGCAAGAAGAGGGAGAAGTGGCTGGCCGAACATCCTCCCGCTCCCGGCGATTGGCCCACCTTCGACGGTCAGCCGGTGCCGCCCTGGATGGTCGGCCAGGCGCCGAGCAAGACCCGTTCCGGCAAGACGATCGTCAAGAACTGGCTTCAGGCGCTCCGCGACCACGGCTGGGGCGGCCGGTGCATCTCGGGCATCCGCACCGAGGCCCACTCGATCGAACTGTGCGAGGAAATCTGCGGGGCGCCGTCCTGCTCGGGGACCTGCGCGGGCGCGACCTCCAACCACAACTGCAAGGGCCAATGCGCCTACCCCGAGGGTGCCGGTGACTTCACCGACCCCGACAGCTTCAACGAGGCGAGTAGGGAGATCGACTGCCCGTTGATCAACGACCTGCCGCTCGATCCCAACCACCACTCCGTGTCAGGACGTTAACCATGAAGACCAGGTTCGGCATCGACATCAGCAGCTTCCAGGGGGAGCCCGACTTCCACGAGGTCGCCAAGCACATCGGCTTCCTCTTCCACCGATCGTGGATGGGTGACGTTGGCTCGAACGGAGCCCCCGATCCGAAGTTCACCAGGGAGCGGGTCCACCAGCTCCGGGTCAACGACATCCCGTTCGGTCCCTACTGTTTCGCCCGCAACAGCGGCAACTCAGGCAAGCTCGAAGCTCGCCTGTTCGTCGCCAATGCTCATGGTGCGGGCTGGGGCAAGAAAGGTGACCTGCCGGGAGTGCTCGACATCGAGACCGGCGAGGGTAGCCGCCCCGGCGTCAAGTTCGTCCGCGAATTCGCCAAGGAATACCGGCGCCTCACCGGCCACCGGGTGATCGTCTACTCCGGCAGCTTCTGGCGCGACATCCTCGGCAACCCCCTCATCCTCACCCGTTCGCGGTTCTGGCTGGCGGCCTACACCGCGACCTGGCACGGCTGGGTGCCGCGTGCCTGGAAGAAGCCGCACATCTGGCAGTACACCGACAAGGCGATCGTCCCTGGCATCTCCACGGGCGGCGTGGACGGCGACCGCTGGATTCGCTCCGAGCGCTCCTTCGCCCGGATGCGGCTTCGTCGTGATCTTGTCCTCCATGACTGAAATAGGGAGGGGGTGAAGAAATTGATCTTCGGACACTCACTCTCCGAAACCAGGAAGACGGTCGTGGCTGGCCTCTACCTGCTGTTTTCGGTCGTGATGCTCGCGGGTTTCGTGCCCCACGTCGGCTTCCAGGAAGCCGTCCTGGCGGTCGTAGGCCCGGCCTACGGCGTCGTCGGTGTGTTCTTAGCCAAGAATCATGACCCTGCCGACCTCCAGAAGGCGCTGGAAGCGCTGAAGGCGGCATTAATGACGGCGATCTCGTTCTATGTCGCCGTACCTGAAGCAACGAACGAGTCGGTCACGCTGCTGATCACAGGCATCGTGATGGCGGTCGGCGTCTACTGGACCAGAAACGCTGGTCAAGGCGCACCCGCAACGCCGCGCGGTCCTTAAATCCTTAAACGAACACCGGACGCGCGTCGTACATTAGGGGGTGGTCAACCGGCCACCCCCTTTTCACGTCCCAGGAGGAAGACATGTCCGACGAGTTGCAGCAGCACGAGCAGACCGACGAGGAGCTGGCGGCGGAATTGGCCGGACGGCAGTCGGAGATCGACGCCGAAGCAACGGTCGAGACTGAAGGGACCTCCGGCGACGACACGCCCGAGCCCGAGCCGCCCCAGACGCTGCGCTCGGCCTTTCCGACCGGCCCGGCGCCAACCAACACCCACCAGCCTCCGGCCGACGTGCCGCCGATCGATGGGCTTGTTCCGACCTCCTCGGCGTCTCGGATCAGCGCCCCGCTGGGCAAGCGCGCCCGCCGGATGCAGGCCCGAGCCGAACGCAGCGCCCGGCTCAAGGCGGTTCGCGAGGAGCATCAGGCCGAGTCGATCGACACCGGCCTGCCGCTGCTGTACGAGATCGAGCGCAAGGTCCAGCCCCCGGACGGCGAGGGCTAAGTCAGAACGAGCGTCCGCAGACCGCCTGTACGATCGGCCTACACATGGCGGCCTGCGGAAAATGCCACCGGGAGATCATCTGGGCCACCGGCCCGGATGGCGAAGTCCTGAAGCTGGAGGTGGCGGCCAGCTACGACGGCCCCGGCCGCTTCACCCTGCACTTCCCCGCGGGCGGCGGGCGCCCCAACGCGATCCCGCTCCTGCGTCCCGGCTACTTCGCGGGCTACCGCCCACACGACGCCGTCTGCGGCCAGGCGGTCCCAGTGTGAGCCAGACGGCGCGCGAGCAAGTCCGGCGCCGTCTCAGCTCGTTGGGAAAGCGCCGCAAAAAGCGGGACGCGGAGGGCGAGACGTTGGCCGACGACATCAAGGAGGCGCTGGCGGCGGCTAGGCTCGCGGGCATCCCGATGGAGGAGGCGGCAAACCGCCTCGGCCTCAACCGCACGACGCTCTACCAGGTCTACCTTGACGATGAGAACCCCGGAGGAAACGGCGCTGGCCGACGAGCTGGCGCAGCGCCAGCGGCGCCTCGCAAACGAAGCGGCACCGCCCCAGCTGCCACCGGCTGACGACCTCGGCTGGGGCCGCGGCGCCTTCAGCGCCCGCCTACGGCTCCTGGCCGACTGGCCGCCCGAGTACATGTCGATGCCCGGCAAGAGGCCGCCGAGGCGCTTCAACGCCCTGACGTGGCTCCAGGCGCTATGGCCTAGCTTCCCCCAGCAGTTCACCGAGGTCGTCCCCGACGAGTTCTGGTCCTGGGCCGAGTGGGACGGCGTTACCCAGGAGGACCGGGTCGCCGTGGTCGCCTGTGTGTGCGGCGCCGAGCCCGAGGTCGAGCAGAACCGGACGGCGATCTGCGAGGGCCGCTGCGGGCGGGTCTTCATGCTCATCGGCGATGTGATCCGCGTCGCCGAATTCGAGCCCGGCGAGCTGTCCCCCTCCTCGTTGCAGGCGTAAAAGCCAACCGGCGTCGTACATTAGAAGCATGCGCTCCCGCCTCGACGCAGTCGATTAACCAATGGCTGCTACAAACGAGCGGGAGATCGGCGAACAGATTGGCGAACTCCGCAGCGACGTGCGCGGTGTCGCCGGTGATGTGAAGGAACTCCAGCGGACCAATGCAGAGGAACATGGCAAAAATTCTGCCCGGCTGGAGCGGATGGAGGGCAACCTCCGCGCTGCGCTGGAGACGAAGGCCGATATCGACTGGGTCCGCGAACACGAGGGTCGCCTGCGTATTGTCGAAGGCAAGTGGTTGGAAGGCAAGGGCGCGGTTCGCCTGATCCAGATCGCCAAGGGGATCCTGCTCGCTCTGGTGCCCTTCGCCGTCCTCCTCCTCGCCAAGGCACTCGGATGAGAGATCACCTTGAATCGGAGCCCGGACGAGAGTAGCCTCCCGTCCTTGGCTGGCAACGAATTAAGGGAAGAAAAATTGAGCGTCCGCGCGAACTGGTTTGCGGGCGTCACTGGGGAGTCCGACCGACACGACGACGATCCTTTTGCCGAGATGACCAGCGCGAGCAGCAGGAAACAACTAACCAGCGAGTCCAGTCGCGAGGAGTTCGACGCGGCCTGGAAACGAATGCTGCAATGGGGCAACCGACTAGAGGCGATCGGCGTGGTTTGCCCGCTTCGCTTCACGGGCGAGTGCCACTGTTCCTCCTGCCCGATCTCTCAGGCCAACGACCCTGACGGCGAGATGTCCTCGCTGTGCAAGCAGGGCATCGAGGAAGAGAAGCTGACCATGTTGGAGAGGGTCAAACAGCTCGATCTAGTTCCCAGTGGCGTCTGACGGTAGCAAGGGTCCGAAGCCCTACAACCAGCACCAGGCAAGCACCATCTTCTTGAGGGTGCCGATCCAGGATTGGAATGAGGTCAAGCTCGGCTACAAAACCGAGTTCAAAGGCCAGCCCGGCATGGTGTCGGGGCTGGCCTTTGTCGAACCCCCAACGCCCGTTGTTGCATACTCCTACAGCCGGACCCACGGCTATGATCGTGCTCTGATGGTCCTCGAAGACCGATATCAGGTCGAGCTGCTGGGGGCGACGCCGGAGGCGCTGGCGCGCGAAGGGCACCAGAACGTCGCTCACTATCGCCGCTACATGGTGCGCCGCGAAGGCAAGCGCTTCAACCCGCTCCTGATGGTCACCGCCTACATGCTGCGGCCGTGGCGCGCCGAGGATCGAGCCCCCCTAGCCGATCGACTTCTGGAGCATCTGTATGGCGACTTCCTCCCTGAGCCAGCGCGGAGCTGAACGCGAGGAGCGTCGTCGCTTCGCCGAGGCGGCCTGGCGCCAGCGCGCCTGCGCGGCCACCTTCGACGCGCGCGATTGGGTCGCCACCGGCAAGAACTGGGAGGCCCACCACGTTGTCGAGAAACGCTGGTTGCGCGGCCACAGGCTGCCGCTTTGGAACGAGCGCAACGCCCTACGACTCCGGCCCGACGTGCACCGCAAGCACACCAACCGCAGCGAGATCATCGAGCTTCGCCTCCTCACCGACGACAACATCGCCTATGCCTTCGAGATCATGGGACCAGCGGCCGAGGAGTATCTGGAGCGGATCTACAGAGGCCCGGACGATAGAGTCCAACGTGCATCGAAAGTTGCTGTGAAGCAGATGGAAGACGAGATCGCGGCGCTGCCCTCCGGCACCCTATGGCTGCCGCCCCACATGAGGAACGACTGATGGCTGAAGGCGAAGCGGCACCGGGACCGACGCAATCTTTTGAAGTGGACCTGCCGGTCGGCGGCGGCAAACTGCATCTCCTTTCGGCCGAGGAGGTCACCATGTGGGAGACGGCGGCTACCAACTACCGCTCCGACTATGGGCTGACCAAAACGAACGACCTGGTCCTGCTCGGTGCCCTCCTCACCCAGCAGCTTGCGATGTTCCGAGCCCAGCAGCGGATCAACGGGATGGAGCCCGTCCTCGACTCAGAAGGAGTACCGACCGGCAAGTACAGAGTCGTCACCCTGAAAGCGACTGAGCTGGCCGCCGCGAGCGAGACGGTTCGCAAGGCAGGCAAAGAGATCAGGGAGATCGAGCAGGCCCTGGGGATTGACAAAAAGAACCGCGAGGCCGGTGGGACTCAGACCGTTCAGCAGTACGTGACGACCCTGAAGCGGGCGGGGAACGAGTACGGCGTCCATATCTCCAAACGCACGTTGGCATATGAGAGGTTCTGCATGGCGCTTCGCACCAAACTCCGCATCCTCCAGAACGCCGACGAGGAGGACAAAGCCTACGAGGGTGTGTCCGGGGAAGCGATCTTGAACTGGTCCCGCGACGGGCTGGCGAAGCTGGAAGAAGTGGACAAGGAATTCGCCAAGGAGAAGGGCCGCTTAGTTGTCGGCAAGCTCTAACCTGGTCCATGTCGAGGGGCATGACCCGAAGCTCCACGGTCCCTACGCGGCCGAAGAGGGATGGGTGATCGACGCCGACGACCTCCTACTCATCGCCCTGCTGCGCGACCCGGTGTATGGCCCGGAGCTGACCTGGCGCGACGCTGCCAATCATGAGTACGCCGGTTGTTACCGGGCGATGGATTACCAGTACCCACTCTTCAGGGTGGAAGACAACTACGCCGGGTTCGCGTGCGCGCGGTCGGTGGGGAAGGCCCTGGCCGATTATATGCACGTATTGACCCCCAGTGGCTACGTTCGCATGGATGAAATCGAAGTGGGTGACTTCGCGATTGGCTCGGACGGTAAACCGACTGAAGTCCTCGGGGTGTACCCTCAGCAGGGAAAGCGGGAGCTGTATCGGGTCGCATTCACCGACGGAACATTCGTGGATTGCGATGGCGATCATCTCTGGACGGTTACCTGCGATAGCTGGGAGGCGAGGGGAACTGGACCGAAAACTCTGACGCTGCATGACATCCGTTGGCGCAAGGCCAGGTTCAAAGTGCCGCTGCCCAGCGGCCCAGTGGAGTTCAAGCCTCTCGCGCCGCCTCATATTGATCCCTGGGCGGCAGGGGCACTGCTAGGAGATGGCAACCTTACTCCGCGTTCGATGGTGCGCTTCGCGAGTATTGACGACGAGAACGTGGCCCGCTTGCAGGCCGCCCTGCCCGAAGTAGACGTGGTTCACGATGGCGGCTGTAATTACAGACTTCGGTCAAGCGGCCCTAAGCCGGGGCCATGTGAAGCGCTCACCTGGAGCAGGCTCACCGGCCTGGCGGGGCGAAGCTCTCTGAGGAAGTTCATTCCAGATGAATTCCTCTGGGGCTCCGTTGCGGTAAGGACCGAGCTATTACGCGGGCTCGTTGACACCGATGGCTACGTGACTCATGCGGGGAGCATCGAAGTTAGTACCTCCTCTCCTCAGTTGGCAGAGGACATTAGGCAGTTGGTTCTTTCGCTCGGCGGAAGATGCTCGATCAAGATGCGACATACCACCCACGCTGATGCGTATCGAGTCGTATTCCGCATTGATGGGATTTTACCTTGTCACCTGACCCGGAAGAAAACGACCTATGAAGCGCTTCAGGACCAGAGGACCAGGGCAACCGAGTTTCGCCTGATCGACTCGATACGGCCGATTGGTCCTGGGATGGCGACGTGCATTGAGGTCAACAATACAAACGGCCTCTTCATGACCGAGGACATGGTACTAACCCACAACACCGAGAGCATCAAGGCCCGCGCCTTCGCCCACGTCTTCAAGCGGGTCAGCGAGAACATGCTGATCACGGCGCCAGAGCTGATCCACCTTCTGCCGCTGACCGAAGCGATCGAGGACCGCATCCTCGACACCAGGATCAGCCGCGACTTCCTCGACACGCGGGGCGGCAAAACCGGGCTCACCCACCGTCCGTTCGGCGCCGAGTTCTACGACGGCACCAGGCTGGTCGGCCGCATCCCGAAGATCACGGGAACCGGCGTCAAGGGTCAGCACGAGCCGGACATGGTGATTGACGAGGCCCAGGACTACCCCGAGAAAGGGTGGACCGAGATCCACGAGACGGTGATCAAGGATCACACCGACAAGGAAGGCAACCCGGATTTCACCTACCACTTCTTTGGAGTCCACTCGGGCGACCGCGACAGCGGCTTCTTCAAGTCCATCAATGATGGTGCCTTCAAAGTCATCACGATCACCGCGATCCAGCGGCCGGGCTGGTCGAAAGCCGAGAAGGACGCGGCCAAGGCCCGTTACGGCGGCACCCAGAACCCTGACTACCGCCGCAACATCTATGGCGAGCCCGGCGCCGCTGCCTCGGCGTTCTTCGTCACCGCCCGGCTCATGGCCTGCGTGGACCAGGGACCTCCCGGCAAGCTGCCTACCGACTCCGACTACAACACGCTTCAGTACGTCAAACAGCAGCTCCGCGCCGAGGAGGTCGATGAACTTCGTCTGCCGATGAACGAGGTCCTGGACCTGCCCGATTCCTATGGCAAGCTCTATATCGGCGCCGACCTCGGGCTCACCAACTCCCCCACTGTCGTCTCGGTCTTCTCTCACGAGAAAGTGAAGAACGTCGAACGACTGAAGCTAATCCGCCTGTACGAACTCCACCGCTTCCGCACCCGCCAGATCAGGGAGTGCTTCAGCACCCTGGGCTGGCACTTCGGCTCGGCGATGCAGTCCTTCGGGATCGACATCACTGGGCTCGGCTTCCCGATCTGGCAGGAAATGGAGGACGATGAGAACGTACCTCAGCGCCTGCGCGACGTGAGCCGGGGCTACTTTTTCAACGCGAAGGTCCCGGTAAACGTGGACAAGGATCACATCACCAAGGACGAAGCTGGGCGGATGCGAGATCAATACGGTGCGTCGGTCGAGGTCGAGACCGACGAGTGGGGACAGGAGCGGCTGGTGACCAAGATGCCGATGATCGAGGCCAGTACCCGCTATCTCCGCGAGTTCGTGGACTCCGGCTTCCTGATGCTCCCCTTCGACAAAGCGATCACCACCGACATGCAGGGCGAGACTCAGCAGCGGGTGCGCGCGGTCGGCGATAAAGCGCGCAAGCCTAACGCTTTCCACATTCTCGACTCCTTCCGGGGCATGGCGATGGGCTTCAAGGCGGGCGAGGTCGAGGAGGCGCTGGCGGTGAGCAAACCGGCGCCGGTCTTCGACATCGCGCTGTAGGCACCCGGTGTGTGTTCGCTCACGAAACACACCCATCCCGCTCCTCAGCCCGTTCGGGTCCCATCGGTCAAAATTGATAGCTTGCAGCTATCAATTTCAGCCCGAAAACGGCCTTTGTGAGCGAGATGTGGGCGGGCCTCACAAACACGCCTAACACTCGTTCAGAGTTGCGGGCGCTATAGCGCTGTAGCTGTAGGATCATCCGACAGATGGCGCAGCAGCAGCCACTTCGGGAGGCCCGGTGAACCCGGTCGAGGTCCGCGAGGCCCTGTACCAGGCCGCCAAGCTGACCTTCCCCCGGCTGCGTGACCTCTCGCCCGAGGCCAAGGTCGCCGCGATCGAAGACCATTACGTCGCCTGCGCCATCTCTCGACAGGCGTTGGAGGAAGCCGCCCTGTGGATGCAGGACGCGGTGAAGCGGCTGGAGGACGCCTGGGACGCGATCGAGGGCTACCGGACGCTGATCCCGCCCGGCGACAAGACCCAGAAGGGCGTCGTCGCGGCGAAGCGGCAGATCGATCCGAAGACCTACGAAGGCATCCGCGAGGGGAAGTGGCTCGTGGACAAGCTGAAGACCCAGGTCCGGCGTCTGGAACGCGATGAAGAAGCTGCGTCGAGGCTCTATACGATGATGACCGGCGGGTAATTTGCGCATTTTGGTCACCGGCTGACTACATTCCAGATCGGAATATTAGGCCGCCCGATCGAGGAATTAAGGGCGCCGATCGGGCAAATAGCCGACGGGCGTCGTAAATTAGAGCTGTGCCCGTCGAGGAGATGACCAGCTCTGGCCTCGTGGTCCCCCAGGGCTACGGCGCCGCCACCGAGGGGCGTGGCCCTTTCGGGGACTCCGACCGTCGCAGTCTCGGCTTCCCGCGCGGCGGCCCGGAGCGCGGCGGCATCCCGCTGGAGGGCGACGGCGTCGTTGTCAACGAGACGGGTCTGCCCGACGACCTCGTCCTCGACGCGACCCGCGACTACTTCGTGGAGAACGCCTCGATGGCCTGGGGGCAGCAGACCAACTTCCAGCTCTACAACCAGCGCCAGGGCTCGATGCTCGCCAGGTCCGACTACAGGACCCCCACGAACGTCCTGGAGGAGATCAGGCTCGCGCGCAACCTGGCCGAATACGACGACGATGTCGGCGCCGTCATGCGCGAGGTCCTGGCGCTCGGCTTCGGGGAAGGCATGGAGCATCAGCACGCCGACGAGAAATCGCTGGCGATCTTCGACGCGATCGCTCGCGAAGCCAACCTCGACCACGTCTTCAAAGAGATTTACCGCGAGTACCTGATCGCCTCGCAGTTCACGACGGCGATGCTGTTCACCCGCCGCGAAATCGAATTCACCCCTCAGGGCGCGAGCGAGGCGGCGGAAACCCTGGTGAATGCGCCTCTGATCGGAGTCTTCCATTCCGAGAACGTCCGCATCATCGGCAACGACATGTTCGGCACCGGAATCCTGGCCTACGATCCGCCCGACGAGAAACTGCGCGCATGGCTCGATGAGTACTTCAGCGAGCGCACCACCGTCTCCCGCAAAGCCGAGATGGGCAGGCAGGATCGGGCGACCGCCAACCTCTTCACCGGGGTCATCTCGATTGACGACTTCGCCAACGTCGAAGACCGGCCGTGGCAATCCTCGATCACCGGCCGTCTCTACCTGCTCAACCCCCGCCTCTGCTTCCGCACCAGCATGGCGAAGGGCACCTGGAAGTACCCGAAACCGCTGCTGACCGCCAACTTCGGGCTCCTGGAGGCCAAGCGGCTGCTGAACATCATGGACTACGCCCTGCTCCAGGGCGGCTCAAACTTCATCGTCGTCGCCAAAAAGGGCACCGACGATCGCCCGGCCCAGCCCGAGGAGATTCAACACCTGGTCGAGGTCGTCCGGCGGGCCTCGAAGTCCGGCGTCATCGTCGGCGACCACCGGCTCAGCTTCGAAATCATCACCCCCAAACTGGACGAGTTGCTGAACCCCGCCAAGCGCCGTCTGCTCGGCCGCAAGATCGCGATGAGGATGATGGGCATCGCCGAGCGCGCCGAGGAGTCGGCTTCCAACGGCGAGCAGGCCGACACCGAGGTCCTGGCCCGAGTGGTGATGGCCGACCGCCGCGACATCCAGCGCCACGTCGAGAACAACATCTACCCCGAAGTGGTGAAAAGGAACAAAACCCTCCTGTCGAAAGGCCCGGCGGGCATCTGGTTCCCGAAAATCATCCTCCAAGGACTCAACTTCTTCACCGAATTAGTCCTCAAGCTCCGCGACCGTGGTGACATCGCCCGCTCGACGGCGGTGGCCGCCGCCGGGTTCAACTGGGAGGCCGAGGTCGCCAAGCGCAAACAGGAGGTCGAATCCGGCGACGATGAGCTGATGGCGCCCGCCTCTGTCCCGCACTCCTCAGAAGAAGCCGGTCCCCAGGACAACAACGAAGGTCGCCCGAAAGGATCGGGGGACGGCAACAAACCCGACCCGGCCGCGCCGAAACGCACCATTACCCGGAACAAAGGCGAGACGGTCAAAGCCTGGTGGGATGAGGAGCTGGACGAAATCGTCCGCGTCGGCGAGGTCACCTACGCGATCCTGGAGGAGTACGCCGACACCAAAGAAGAGGACGGCTTCCGGGTCAGCGCCCTGGAGCGCGAGGCGATCGAGGCCCGCGAGCCGGTCATTCGCGGCGGCGCGGCGGTGGTGCCGGTCAACGTCGGCGTCCCGGTCTACTCCGAGCTGCGGGTGGTGAAACTGCGTGAGGGCCTGCGGATGGTGGTCGGCTACCGGCGCGACAACAACGCGATCGTCGCCGTCGCCCTCGACTTCCGCGAGCCCGAGTTCAGCGTCCACGACGTGGAAGCTCGGACGGCCCGCTGGGGCTTCGGTCTCCCTTCCCTACCCGCCCCTGAGCTGCCCGAGGAGACGGCCGTGATTCCGATCGTCACGCCGCCCTCCCCGGAGCCCGGCGTGCGTCTCTTGATCCGCGATAGAGACGGCAACATAATTGGCTCAGAGGTCGCAGTAGATAAGCCGCCCGAGGACTCCTGATGCTCACCCCCGAGGGCTGGGAGTGGATCGCGGACTGGGTCGCGGGAGAGGTCGCCAACGGCGGCTTTATCATTGTCGCCGACCTCGAAGGCCACTCTGGCGCCGCTCCGGTGCGATCGGCAACAGTGGAGAAACAGGAGAATGGCGCCTACCGTCTGACGGCCACCGCTGTCTTCGCCGAAGCTGACTCTAACTTCACCTGGAACAAACGCAAGATCAAACTGGCGGACGGCACCGAGATCGAGGCCGAAGAGGAAGACCTCGGGCGCAAGGCCGAGGGTGCCGAATGGGAGATCGCGGTCAAGATCGACTTCGGAGCCTGACGTGACCATCACGACGAGCGTTGAAGAAATCACCACGGCGGATGCGGTTCCGCACGTCGCGCCGAACAAAGTCAGCGCGAAAGCTACGAAGTCCACTCTCACCTACAAGTTCAAAGTGACTGCCGCCTCCAAAATCCTGGCCTGGCGCACGCGCTTCAAACCGACCAACCGGAACACCGGCAAACTCCTGGGCAGCCGGGGCATGGTGTGTGGAAGCGGTGATCGCTGCGGCAGCAAATGGGCCTACACCCTCTCGATGACCTCTGGCACCGAAGTCACCGGGGAAATCAAAGAGACGGAAGTCGCGGCTGAAGCTGACGGCGAATACGAAGTCAAGGTCTTCGCGATGGGCGAAGCGGACGGATGGAGTAGCTGATGGGATATGAACGTACCACCTGGATTGACGATGACGGCTCACTGACCGTTGGCACGCCGTTCAGCGCGGCCAAGATGAACAACATCGAGGACGGCATCCTGGCGCGGGGGGCCAAGACGGCGCTCGCCGTAGATGCGATCTCGCAGTCGGCGACCTTCACCGGCTCCCTGGTCACCTGGACCCACACATCGAATATCAACGCGAACTCCGCCAACGAATACCCAGGACTCGCCCGCGGGATGATGGTGATAGTGATCCAGAACGGCACCGCCGAAGACCAGATCGAAAGCGTCGAATTCGGCGGCCAGAAACTGAAAGAGGTTAAAGGCTCGCCCCTGCTACATGCCAGTGGCGCCAAGGATGGCGCCATTCACGTCTTCTTCCTGGGTGACTCGATCACCCAGGGATCGGCCACTGTCAAAGTGACTCCCAAAGCGAGCAGCACGGATGTCAAGCGGGCGGTCGCATACACGATCACCGGGGATGGACCGATTGCAGTGCAGACCAACACTCTGGCACAGGAGGGTGAAAAAGCGGGCGAACTACTGCCCACCACCGGCATCGACGTGAGATCGGGGAGCCGCGCACTCGTCTTCGCGGGCGTTCTCTACGGCGTTGAAAACGAAAGCGAAATTCCCATCCAGCATGGCACCGAGGACTTCGGCCACGACTTCGGTACCTCGATCGCGAAGTGGGGCCACCTCGCGCCGGAAATCCAGGGAAACGAAGTCCAGGCATTCATGTACTGGAAAGTGACCAAAAAAGAACAGCCATATGCCGCCTTCGAGATCGCCGTGCATGTGATGCGTGATGTGGGGGTAGTTACGTCGCTGCCCGCAACCCCGGGGATTGGCGACAAGTGTCAGTATGTCGCCGACGAAGCCAACGGGATCGTCTGGGATCTGATCTACGACGGCATCGGCGAATACCCCTGGAAGAAGATCGGCGGGCCTGCCTTATTCAATATGTACTCAGGTACTTTGAGCACCGCGTCGGCGACTCCCCAGACGACTAATGCTCCCAAAATAACCTCACCCCTAGCAATGGAGGCCAGGATAGGTGTAGGCACTCAGTATCAGGCCAATGGCACCCCTCCAGGACAGGCATGGATACAGCCCTTTGTTAATGCAGTTGGCCAGAGCAATATAGCTATCAACTCCACGGCTGGGCTACTGTCATGCTATGTACGTTGCCCTACTATAGCGATAAGCAATGGCGTTGCCATAGAAGCACGATACTATGCTGTTACTACTGGTACTGCTAGCTTCTCTAATCCTTACATAGAAGTAGACCCAGTGAGGGTAGGCTGATGAGCGCCAGCTTCACCCTCACGCTCGATACCCAGACGAGCGTTGAAGCTTCTATCAACGGCGGCAAAGCCGACACCGAAAGCTCGACGGTCACGCTCGAACTGGTGCTCGATGCCGACGCGGCGCTGGTCAAAGTCTGGGGCACCATCAACCCGCTCGACCCGGCCAACGCCGGGTTCGGCGAGACCGAAGAAGGCGCCGAATGGATACCGGCGGCGAGCAGCTTCCTGGTCCACACGACGACCAATCCCGGCCAGAAGACGCTGCACGTCCTGGTCCGCGACGACGTTGACAACGAGGCCCAGGACGAAGCCTCGATCACCCTCCAGGGCGAAGGCCCGCCGATCCCGCCGCCGCCGCGCCCGAGCCAGGCTCCTTCCCCAGCCGGTGGTCCGCCGCATCCCGAGCACCGCCCCGAGCGCCGCCGCATCTCCTCGATCATTCGCGTCGGCCGCGTCCGCGACCACGCCTCCCTTGAATGCAGACCGAATGCAAATCGCATTCGGGTCCGGGCTCCCAGGGTGAGCGCCGGGATTCTGGTAGCGCACCATATTGTGCCTGTGCAAGTCCAGACGCTGGTTGAGACTTCTGTCTCGGCGAGGCTCGCTGGAATGCAATCTGCATTCGTCGTGCATCCCAGGGTCTCCTCTCAGGTTGCCCGCCGCGATGGCGAGGACTTCCTGGCCGTCCTCGACTCCCTCGGCATCCTCTGACGCAGGTCGTACATTAGAAAGCCGACATGGCGAGCTTCTTCCAACTCACCCTCGACACCACCGGGCCTCAGACCCCGACCTTCGCGATCGCTGCGGGCGCCGCCTTCGCCACCAGCCAAACGACGGTAGTAAATTTCACTACCGCTGACTCGCCGACCACCGGATACCAGGTGAAGATCTGGGGCAACGTGGATGCCGCGTTCAACGCCGCGATCCAGGCCACCGAGGAAGCCTCGGAATGGATCACCTTCAGCGCTGAAGTCGCAGTCAAGCTATCCAGCGGCGACGGCACCAAGACCCTGCACGCGAAAATCAGGGACGACGTTTGGAACGAGACCGCCGAACTCTCCGACACGATCGTCCTCGACACCACGGTCCCGGTCATCACGATCTCGGCCGGGCCGGAACCTACGAAGGTGTCGAAAATCGCGGGTAAACGGACCGTCACCTTCAGCTTCCAGAGCGACACCAAACTGCAAGCCTGGAAGGTCAAGGTGGTCCCGTCCGGGGCTTCGACGGAGGGCGCGGGCACGACGATCCTGACGACCAACGGATCGACCAACATGACCGGCGGCACCCTCGAACCGGCAACCAACGAGGAATGCACGATCGACGGCCGGGATCTCGCTGTCGCCGCTGGCGCCGATGGCGAATACACCATCAAGGTCTTCGGCCAGGACCTCGCCGGGAACTGGTCGCTCGCTTAGAACCGCCGACGCGCGTCGTACATTAGGGCTATGCCCACCGCCCAGGCGCAGCCCCACGTATTCGAGAGCGGCGACAAGATTTACCTCGTCTCGCCGATTTCGCCCTTCCAGCCCGCCAGCGGGGAGATCGAGGAGTTCGCCTTCGCCGAGAATCTGAAGCGCCAGGCGCCCAACGAGAACCTGCTGTGGCTGAAGGGCAACTACGTCGAGGCCGACAAGCCGAATCTGAACGGCCACCAGTGGACCGCATCCGGCCTGTCGATCGCTTCCCTCACCCCGATGTTCTGCCCGGTGACGGTGATGCACGATCCCCGTACGGCGGTCGGGCTCATCGCCGATACCCAGCTTCGGGTCCCCGAGAAAGACAACGTGCCCCGAGCCCGGATCGAAACTGCGCTGGCGATCTGGGCGCATCGCTTCCCGAAGGTCGCGGAGGAGGCGATGCACAACTACGAGGCCGGGATGTTGATGCAGTCGATGGAGTGCTTGTCGCCTTATTACTCCTGCGTCGATTGCGGCCGGACCTTCCACAAGCTGCCCGAAGAAGGGGAGAAGGCCCAGTGGTGCGCGCACCTATCTGAAAGTCCCAACGCGGGTCGTATATTAGGAGGCGTCACCTTCACGGGCACCGGACTTATTTTCGGATCGCGCGGAGCAGAGGGGGCTTACACCGAAGCCTTCCTGGAGACGGCGGTCAGAGAAGAGATAGTCGCGGCCCACCAAGAGCTTCACCAAGCATCTAGCGATCCAAGACCGAAATCGAGGAGCAGAAAAAACATCATGGACATCGACCAGGCGAAATACGACGAACTGATGGCTCGCCCCTCGAAAGAGGAACTGCTCGCCGAGCGTGATCGCGCCGACAAAGAGAAACAGCGTGCCGACAAAGCAGAGCGCGACTTCGAGGCCGAGGAGACGGCGAAAAAAGCTCTCGAAACCGCCAACGCCGATCTGAAAGCGGCCAAAGAGACGGCCGAGGAGACGGCGCGCAAAACCGAGATGGCGGGCACTCGCCTCGCCGGGCTCGGCAAGGACTTCAAGGGCAAGCTCGGGGAGAAAACCTCCGAGCGCCTGACCGCCCAGGCCAAGGACTTCTCCGACGAGGAGTGGGAGGCCCGGCTGGTCGAACTGGAGGAGGTCACCGAGGTCAAGCGGGACGCCGGGGGCGTCTCCACCGAGGCGGCTTCCACGGTCCCCGGCGACGGCAATGTCTCCATAGCAGAGACGGCCTCCGCTCGCGTCGGCGCCACGCCGAACAACGGCTCGACCCCGAGCGCGCCCGCGCGGTCCTCGGTGGTCGGCGGGCTCGTCAAACGGGTCGGGGTACCCCCGGCCAAGGCCGAGTAACCCAGCACCACCAACCCCTGACCACCCAGCAACGCACGACGACAAACAGGAGATCAGCGAGATGCCACCCGAAGCAGGAAACTTCCCCCTCACCGGCACGAAAAACCTGCCGCACGTCGCCGTTGCCTATGGACCCGGCGCCGAGCATTGGTCCGATCGCGTCGCCTCGGGCTCGATCGTCCCCGGCGAGGCAGTCGTCCCGGCGGGCTCGGCCAACGCACAGGGCTACATGCTCATGCGTACGGCCAACGCCGAAGACGTGATCGGCCAGCTCGCGATCTGCCTGCGGCCGATCGACGTGCCGGACATCAACACCGGCCCGACCGCCCTGGGTCCGAACGAGATTCGGAACCAGACGATGGCGGACGGCGACTGGGTCCACCCGTACTACTCGGGCGGGTTCACGCTGACCCTGGTCGATCCTAACCGGACCTATGTGGCGGGGATGTTGCTCGGCTGGGATGCGGACGGTGCACGCCCGGCCGGTATCGCGGGCGTCGGCTCCTGGGCGCCGAATGAAAACGCCGACATCGACAGCTTCTTCGAGGTCGCCAAAGTCACGAAAGTCGGGACCGGCGGCGAGGTCGTGCTCAAGGTTCGCACCCTCAGAACGAACGCATAAGCGTTTTGAGGGCAACCCTCACCAACACCGCTTAAACCACCCACCAGCAGAAGACCACTCAGGAGGAACGAAAGACATGGACGCGGCAATATTCGACATCCTTCAGCAGGTCAACGCTGAGCGGGACGAGGTCAAAGCGGCCGAGCTGAAAGCCGGTACCAACAACCAGCTCGGACAGCACTTCCAGCGCAACACGCCGGATCTGGAAGAGTTCGCTTTCGACCTGCTCAACCAGGTCTGGGCGGATGCGATGGTGGAGGACATCCTCCCCCAGATCATCGAGCGGAAAACGGTGGGCCTCGGCGAGACCGACTACGTCGAAGAGGACCTGCGAGGGCTCACCGCTTACTGGCAGGGCAAAGGCGGCGAGATCTACTCGGATGTCATCCGCTACGAGCGGAGCCAGATGCCCCGCGAGGAGATGGTGACCGCCCTGGACTTCCACCAGGACGAGATCATCACCGACTTCTGGGGTGCGTTCGACAAGCTCGTCGGCCAGGCCCGCGAGAAGCTGGGCCAGCTCCCAACCCTCAAACTGGTCGAACTGATCCAGAGCGTGATCGTCTCGGGCGCCACCTTCGGCCAGTTCGCCGCGACCACCTTCTCGGACGATCAGTTCGATCCGATCCTCGAAGAAGTAGCCCTCCGTTCGAAGGGGAACGTGACCATCGTCGGCACCCGCCCGGCCCTTCGCCACATGGCGAACATCGGCCTCGAATACGGCAACAACGTTGCGGAACAGATTTTTCGCACCGGCCAGATCGGGGTCTACAAGGGCTATGGGACGGTCCTCGTCCAGAACTTCGAGGACTTCGCCGGTAACTACGTCCTGCCCAACGACGAGCTGTGGCTGGTCGGGCAGAACGCCGGGCGGCTGACCTACTACGGCGACGTGGCGAAGGTCCAGCAGCTCGCCCTCCCCAGCTTCATGAAGCGGTGGGAAACGGCTCGGGATGCGGGAATGCTCCTGTATGGAGCCGAAAAAGGTCGGATCGGGCGGATTCGCCTCGTCTAACCACTTCTCGGGCGAAAGGTAGCTTCAAGGGTCGGGTCCTCTTCGTCGGGCTCGGCCCTTTTTGTTGCATCGCCCGACGCTCGTCGTACATTAGGGCTTGGGCAATTGATACTTCGACGGCAAGGAGACACCGATGGCAACCGCCCGTTCTGAGTTCCGCAACACTCGCGACTACGTGATCGGCGTGATGACGCGCCGCGAGGACAACAAGATGAAGTCGCTCGCGGTCAGGCCCAGGGAGACGATCTGGCTGGATGAAGACGAGCAGATCGCGACGGCCAACGCCCCGCGCGAGGAAGCGGGCAACCCCTTCGTCAACGGCGACCTCGAACTCGTCACCCCGGCGACGATGGTCGCGAACCGGCGGCCGATCGGCTACACCGAGCATCCCCAGGTCCCCGGCGAGGAACCTCCGGCCACGCCGGAGGAGACGCCCCCGGAGCCGTCGCCGGAGGAGTCCGGTCCTGCTGCTGGCAGCGGGACGCCTGCGGAGGGCTCCCAGGAGCCCGCAGCGGGCAAGGACGGAGCCGACGAGGGCGGCGACACCCAGACGGCCGCCAAGGAGCCGGAGAAGGCCACTGAGGCCGCCACGGACCCGGCCGAGACGAAGCGCAAGCTGACCGCCGCCGAGCGCGAGGAGAACGCCCGTCAGGCCGCCGCGCGCGCCGTCAAGGGCTCGGCCGCCCGCCAGGCCAAGGAGACGGGCGCCGCGCCTGCGCCGAAAGCCGCCAAAGGTGTCGAGGGCAGCCGCGCCCTGACCGAGGAGGTCGCAACGCCGGAGGCCGCAGGGAGCTGAGCAATGGGGCTGACTACCGATCCGAATGATCCCTGTCTCGGCCATGGGCCGGGGCAGGGAGACGAGGGCCAAAACGCCTGCTACCTGATCCTCACCGAGGAGGAGCGGGCCAAGGGCTTTGTCCGGCCGGTGCGCCACACCTACGTGCATGAGAAGTGCGGCTCGGTGACGGCGATGCCACAGGCGATCGCCGAGACCTATGCGCGCGACCCATCCTTCTACGGCGCCACGTTCTGCATGCGTTGCAACACTCATCTGCCGGTCGGCGCGGATGGCGAGTTCGTCTGGGACTACCGCGACCGGGAAAAGGTCGGGACCTGATGCCTCGCCTCCCCGCCAAACCAAAGGGACAGGCGATCCGATGACCCCGGTAGTCGATCTCAGGGACACCCGCGTACTCATCCCCAGGGTCCGGCGCGGCCTGGAAGGCGCCGGGCTCGACAAAAAACTGGAAGACGACCTGCTCAACGGCCTGATCGCCGACGCGATCGCCAACATCATTCTCTTCACCGGAGGGCTGTTCGGCCACCACCTGAACGTGGTCACCCGCGACACCGAATACATGGCGCCGACCGCCTGGATGGTGGACCCCGAGCTGACCGAGGCCGAGGGCGGCCTGATCGTGATCCAGGCCCAGCTCGACTTCCTCTACTCCGACCTCAAATCGACCAAGATCAGCGAGACGATTCGCGACGAGGCCAGCGAGTGGAGCTATGCCCTTTCGGCCAACGCGATGAACGAACTGGTCAAGCAGCTTCGCCAGCAGCGCGATCAGCTCCTCCAACAGATCGCGGGTGAAAATGCGGCGCTCGATACCTGGGTCAACACCCTCTACGAGCGCGACGCGTGGACCGACATGCTGATCGAGCCCTACGCGACCGGAGGCGGCCTGGGCGGGATGGAATTCGGCGACGCGAGGTTCGCCTGATGGGCTACCACGTCGGGCGCCACTGGCCCGCGATCTACGAGCAGCGCGGGTCGAAGGTCGGCGACCTCTGGCGCTGTGGGTGTGGCGAAGAGTGGAAGCGCGCCTCCGACCTCCCTGTTGAGTGCGGGCGCTGCGGCAGCCACACGGGGATCAAGACGCTGGAGGACGAATGTCCTTGTCCGGTCGAGCCCTGCGGCCTGATCGACCACGACAAGATCGACCCGGAGTGCCCGCAGCATGCGATGACCGCAGCCAAGACGTTCCGTGCTTCACACCCGGCCGAGGACTGCCCCGGCGCGCGAGGTTCCTGATGCAGGGCCGCGCCGCCACTGGCTACGAGGACTTCTTCAGCGACGGCGAAGGCGGTGGCGAGCTGGGCATGTGGTGGAAGATGGAGCAGGGCGACGGCGTCTTCCACTGGATGGTGCGCCCCCCCTGCGGTCACCACTTCATCCTCGCTCACCAGCCGGAGTCCCACCATCACGTCGAGGAGCATCACGACGGCGCGATCACGGTGCGGCCAAACCCACCCGCCGAGCCCGACAACTCCAACTCGGTCCTCTGCTACTGCGGCTGGCACGGCTTCGTTGACCACGGACGGTGGTACTCGGTATGAGCCCCGAACCGAATCTCGCCGGGATGCGCGATGCGCTCGAACGCAAGCGCGTGGCCCTCGGCCAGAGCGTGGTCTTCGTTTTCGAGCCGGTGCCAACCTGGCCCGCAGGCACGCAGTTCGATCCCCTCACCGAACGACCCTACGATCCGCTGATCGAGCCGACCAAAGAAACGACGCCCGAAGCGGTCACCAAGGACTGCTCCGTCGCCTTCCGGCCGCTGTTCCAGGAGGACACCGAGGAGAAAGCGCTCGGCGACGTGAAGACGAATGTGATCCTGGTATGGCTGCCGCTGGCCGAAGCCGACGATGTCGTTGACGCGGTCGCTTTCCTTGTCAAGAGCGAGCGCTACCGCATCCGCAAACAGACCGAGGACGGCATCGGCGAGGACTTCCGCTGGCTGGTCTGGGGCGAACGCGAAGGGCCGGAAACGGAACCCTGACCTGATGGCCGTCAACCGAGAGACGAAAGTCGAGACGAGCGTTCAGACCTATGCGATGGCGCGGCTACGCGCCGATGGCTGGTCCGAAGATCGCCTCACCTTCCTGGAGGAGTTCCCGCACTATGGGTTTTTCGACGGCGACCTCACCACCAACTACTGCGCGTTCGGCTTCAACTTCGATGACCAGGGCCGCCCGGCCGAGCTGGGCTCGGCGCTGCGTAAACGCATCTACACCCTGGAGTTCTTCCTCTTCGGCCAGGACGAGCTGAACGCGAAGTCGGCGGCCAACGACATCAAGTTCGCCCTCGACGTGGACGAGATCGTGCCACTGCTCGACGTGGGAGAGATGGGGATGCCGCCGGTCGATGCCCTGCTGGTCAAAGGCGCCAGCGCCCAGAAAGTCCTGATCGCCGATCCCAAACCGTTCGAGCGCCACGTCTGGTTGGCGACGGCGCGCGTGGAAGACGAATACTACCCAGCGGCGCCCTGAGCCCGAAGGCCCAGGGCGCACTCAGCTAGCCGATATCGCTCGGGCCTTCGGGTCCGCCGGGCCGGTCTGCCGGAGTCGCGGTGCGGGTGGCATCGACGTGGATGCCGTCGTCCACCAGCTCGATCTGCTGCACGTCGAAGTACCAGCTATCACGCTTCGTCTCGGCCTTCTTCGGCGTCTTCGGCGTCAGATTGATCTGGGTGCAGCCATTGAGGTAGGTGATCGTCGCCGTCGCGATCCCCATAAAGCCGGAAACCTTGTCCTGGTAGCGTTTTCCGAGGACTACTTCGTATGCCTGCATGTCCCTCCTCTGGTTGTTGGGTCGGCCTACAAAGCGCGACCCTAGCAGCATCTGCTAACTTCCCGGCAAGGCGATATGTGTAGCTGGCTCGTTCGTCGTCTCGGGCGAACGGAACCGCAATCTGAGTCTGAGGGCGCGACCCCTTCTCAGGTAGACAGCAACTGAGCCTTTGCTCGGCCGCTCCGTGGTGACACTAGCTGGGATTGCAATCGCAGCGACTCACTCCCACGGGGCGGTCGGCTTATGTCGGGCCAGGCGTCCGCCCGCTATGCGCCTCGCCAGTCCACGGACGAACGGGGTTGCACGCAACGCTCCCAGTAGCGGGGTAGGGCCTGGAGGGGCGTCCGCGTCTGAACTGGGGGCGCGGCGCCCCTTCTCGGTTAGAAGACATCGATCGGGATGCCCTTGTACTCCGTGACCCGCCCCGACGCTCGCGGGAAGAGAAACTTGACAACGTCCCGGTTGAGCCGTTCGAAGATGTCGCCGGTCTGATCGAGACGGAGCCGGATCGCCGGGGGCGTCGTCGCCCTCTCCAACTCGTACTCGCCGATTGCCCAATCCAGCATCTCCAGGTTGAGCACGTGGGGCGGCACTCCGCGCAGGTCCAGGTCGAGGTCGGCGGGCGTCATCCGGTGCTACAGGGTACGGTGTAGCACCGGATGACGCAGCTCCTCGTCGCCAAGAACCTCCAATCGCCACCCCGCCAGGCGACCAAGCAGGAGACCTGCGTCCACTGGATGGTTGACACCAACGCCTCCTGCGGCGGGCGGCGATTCCAGCGCTGCGCTCATTGCGGAAAGTCCGGCTCGCGCCCGACCCGCAAAGACGAACGCGTCTCCTGATAGGGCCGAACGTCTGTCGGGCGATGCTACAGTCGCGCCGTTCTGGTCCAAGCAAGGGAAGGAGCAGTATGAGGAGTAAGAAACTGGTAGGGGTGCTTCTGGCGCTCGTGATCGCCATCGCGTCGTTTGGTCTGAGTGCGTGCGGCGACACCGACGCCGACGTGGCCTCCGAGAACCTGTCGAAGGCGGCCGAGCAGTTTGAAATCGAGCGGCGGGTGGTGTTCTTCAACGGCATCACCGACAAATACCTGCTGTCCATCGAAGGGCTGTGCAGCATCGAGGACGAAGGTCGCCAGCTCGAAGTGACCTGCAAACTGCCGGACGGCAAATTCAAGAAGAATTATCTCGGGCTCTCAGACAACGTCTCCTATTTCGTGGAGCAGATGGGTACCGTTGAAGTAAGCACCAGTCAGTATCGCGTGATCTTTAAGCCGGAGTCGATCGTTCCCGACTTCGACCGCCCGTAGGGCAAACCGCCGCGCCGCGCCCGGAGTAGGTGACCGGGCGCGGCTTACGGGCGGCCAGGAGGGGCGCTAGTATCCGGGGTATGCCGGGCGATTTCATCCACGCGAGCAACCCCGAGATCTTCATCCAGGTCCCTGAGCTGGGCACTGGGGTCGCCGGTCTAAGTCTGAACGAGCGTGGTGATTTAGTCGCCTGGGAGAAGGTGGGCGACGTGACCAAGATCGAGATCATGGTGGCGCCGGGGGAGGACTAGGTGCCCGGCGCCTTCGTCCCCCCGCCCTACGAAGAACTAGCTCCCAACGGGCGTCGGTATTTCAAGATCCTCGGCGTCTCGCGGCACCTGATCCGCATGTATGAGCTGCTGCTCGACGCGAGCGACCTGGCGGCGGTCCGCCCCGGCGGCACCGGCCGCGCGCAGGCGGTGGAAATCGATCGGCTAATAGCCCGCGTCCGCGCTGAAGTCGAAGACAACGGCCGCAAGACCGCCGTCGAGTCGATCAGGCTGATCCAGGATGCGATCGAAGCGACCCGCGTCCGCCCCCAGGGCCAGCAGCGGCTGCTCAACGCGATCGAGTCCATGGTGGTCCCCTCGATCCTCGGCGCCGGAGCGGGCGCAGTGGGGGTGGGCGATATCGAGGCGCTGGAGCGCGGCACCCTGGCGCCCAGCGCGCGCTCCAAGGTCCCCTTCTATTGGCGGGCTCAGGAGTTCGGCTCCGACCACCTGGTCGGCCACACGCTCTACGGCGTCTTCCAGCCCGGCAGCGCCCCGCCCGAAGGCCCTGGGCCGAATCGAACTCACCCCTTCTTCGAGGTCCGCTCCAGCTCCCCCAGCTACAAGATGGTGGTCCGCAACCCGATCGAGGAACGCGGCTTCTTGCGCTCGGGCGCTTTCGAGGCGTACGAGTTCCGGCGCGGGCTCCACAGGGTGACCGAGGGCAAAGCGGTCGCCACGATGGACCGCATCGCCAGCGGCACGATCCTCCCCCGCCGCAAATAGGAGGCGACCGCCCCGAGCCTCGCGCTTGACCTCGCGGGCTCGGGGCGGAAGCTGCCGAACTTCGACCTCCTCAGATTCTACAGGCCTCTGCCGGAGCGCGCCCAGTCCACGCGCTCCGGCGGTGAGGGTGGGGCTTCAACCCGAGGCCAGTCTATAGCCCCGATCGCTGCTCAACCCCGGCGAGGGTGCCGACCGTCCTTCGGCTTCCAGCATAGCTCATAGCTGAAACATCCGACGCGCGTCGTACATTATGGAACGGCGTTTGGATGCTGCGATGGCGATGAATGAACAAGGCGCAACTGATCCGGCAGCGAAAGGGCAAGTACCTAGCCCAGGCAGCTTCTCAGTTCGAGGGGATTGTCGAGCCAAGGGTCCCAAAGAGCGTCGCCGATCAGTACAAGGCGATCCTTCGGGAGAAGTTCAAGCTCCTCGCTGAAGACGCAGTAGCGATCTTGGAACTGGATGACACAACGGAGCTAAATGCACACGCACAGGCGATTCGTGACACCCACGATCCCCATGCGGGCATAGGAGGAAGAAAAAGATGAGCATCCCCGCAGGTTCACTCGTTCACGTCGCTGGCAAGAACGCACTCGACCGGCTTCAGTCCGCCGGACTCGGTGACGTTAATCTCCCAGTCGAGACCATCCGCGAGACGGGCAACCGTGAGGTCGTGGACAAGGTCACGGGAGAGCCGGACTTCACCTTCTCGATGGAAAGCTACGACGCCTCGACCGAGGTCATGGCCTGGCTCACGGGCGAGGTCGGCGGCGGGATCGGTTCTGGCGCGGGCGCGGGCGCCGCCGACCCAGACGGCACCGAGTATTCGTGGTTGGACGCCGCGAGCCGGTGCCTGAACATCATCTCGCCCTGGAAGGACGAGTCCACCGGCTCGGCGGGCGATATCGAGGCCGGGCACCTGATTCCCGGCTACTACCCGACCAAACTCAACATGCGCTTCGGCGTCACCGATAACTCGTCGTTCACCGTCGAATTCGGTGGCGGCAGCTTCTTCTACGCGAAGGCGACGCCGGAAGAGGACTACTTCACCGCTAGCGCCGAACAAAAAGCATTCGAATCTGTCCACCCGACGATCCACTACCGCAAAGGCGGCGTGGCGGGCTCGACCTTCCGCGACGTGTTCGGCGTGATCGTGGACGGCGACCTCCAGACCGAGGGTGTGGACTATGTCGTCTCCGGCGGCAACGGCTCCAAAGCCATTGTCGAATTCACGATCGCCCCGGTTACCGGCGCGGATGTGCGGTTCTGCTATTTCACCGCCGACGCGAAAGCATACCCCCAGACGATCCATCCCGCGGTGGTCGTCAAGCCCGGCGCCGTTCGCGGCCGCAACATCCGCATCAAATTGAACGGTCAGCGCGTCGGCAACGGCCAGAGCTTCGAGCTGGAAGCCACGGTCGAAGGCGAAGTCGAGCGCGAGCTGGGGAACGAAGAAATCATCGGCCGCACGGTCAACGGGACCGACGTGAACGGGACCTTCACCGTTCGCTCCAAGGACTCGGATGCCTTCTTCAAACTCCTCAACGAAATCACCGGGGTCGAAGAAGACGAGGTCTTCGGCTGGTTCAACGACAACACGGTGTCACTCGACATCGAGATCGAGAACCCGAAGAACCCCGGCACCCTCCTGAAAACCGTCCGCGTGAAACAGGCGAAGTTCCAGCCTCCGGGCACCCCGGCGCGCGTCAATCAGCCGACCGACTTCGCCATCTCCTGGTCGGCCCTCGACGGGACCTTCAGCGATTTCAAGGGCGAAGCTCCCTAAGCCTGACAGCGAGCATCAGACATAGCCCGGCGAGCCCCAGCGGTTCGCCGGGCGCCACATAAACGACGGACTCGGTGCCCACGGTGTGGGCGGACATGGAAGCAGTAACGGACAAGGAAGAGGTAACGGGAATGACCGACGCATCCGCAGTAGCAGAGGCACCAGCCAACGAGGCTCCCCAGGAAGACGCTGCGCCCGATCGCACTGAGGCGCAGCTTTTCAAGTTCAGCGACTTCATCCACGTCGGCGAGGGCTCGGCCGAGTGCGAGCATCGCATCGACGGGCTCTGCAAAGACCCGGACCACTTTCACTGTTGGATCAGGCTGCCCAACAAATTCCAAGTCGTGCAGATGAAGGAAAAGGGCCAGGCCGCCCGCGCTCGGGTGATGCGCCAGGCCCGCGACTCCGAGAGCGACCGCCACGCGATCGTCGAGAACGAGATCGCCGAGGCCATCTACCAGGGCGAGGAGGCGATGGTCGCCGAACTCATGGACCGCGAGGCGTACAAACACGAAAACGCCTCGATGCGCGAGCTGGTCGAGGAGGAGGACTCCCCCTGGGCAACGATCGAGGAGGATCAGGTCCGCTGGAACTTCCTCAACAAACTCGACCTGGAGAAGCGCGAGGAGGACGCGGTCGAGGATGAGTACCAGGAGCTGAGTCGGCACCTGGCGAAGTGGAACGAAGCCGTCGCCGAGTGCTTCGAGAAGTTGGTCCAGCCCGAACGCGAATCGCTCTCGGGACGGACCAAGGAGGAGCTGGCCGAGCTGATGCGAGAAATCGTGATCAACGAGCAGGCCGACCAAATCTTCATGCGCGTCTACACCAAGTGGCAGATGGTGGTGTGCGTGCTGAAGCCGCGCGGTGAGGGCGTTACCCCGAAAGAGCGGGTCTTCGACAACATGACCGAGCTGGAAGCGGCGGCGCCGGAGGTCATCGCCGCGGTCGAGGTCAGCTTCAGAACCCTGGAGCTGGAATTCGCGAACCGGACCCATCTGAGGGCCGAGGGAAACTAGTCGCGAGCGATGCCTGGCTTGACACGGTACGCATCGCTCGTGACCTCGGGGACGTGTCGGTCCTCTTCCCCGAGGGAGTCCGCAGCCTCGCCGATATGCCCTACCAGCTCCACGACGCGATCTCGGTCGGGCTCCAGTTCCTGCGGTTCACGGAAATGGAATCTGAAGAGTCACCGCCGCGGAAAATCTGGCTCGACTCCGATCAGCTCACCAGTCACTTCAAGGCGGTGGAAAAGCGCCGCGAAGAGAAGTACAACACCGACAGCAGTGGTACCTCTAAGGAGATTGAGGACCCCGTGACCAACGATGCAGCACGACTCTTGCTTGGTGACCTGAGGGACTGATGCCCGGCTTTGAAGACGACTTCGCGAAAGGTGAGGCCGCAGCCGCGCGCCTCGCCGCGCGGATGGCCGAGGCGACCAAACGCTTTGAACAAGTGGCAGAGGTCGAGGCCCGCGATGCGAAGGTCAGGGAGAAGACCGCCGCAGCCGCGCGCCGCGAGGCTCAGACCGGCCGGACCACGACGCCGGAGTCGGCGCCGAAAGCCCTCAAGGACAACATCTCCTTCCAGGAACGGGCCAAACAGGCGACCGAGGAACGCATCCGCCTGGAGGCTCGCTATCGGGGCGAGCTGGAGCAGACCGGCGCCGCATCGCGTCGCGTCGGCTCCGGGCTCATTCCCAGCCCGCTTGCGAGCGCTGGCGGTGCCGGGGGGAGTGGGCGCCTGCCACCCCGGTTCTTCGCCCAGCCGCCACCGGGAGAACCGCCCTACGGCGGCCGTGGCCTGCCGCCGGGCTCGATCCCTCCCCAGCTTCCCCTCGGCGGCGGTGGCGGCCCGCGCCAGCTCCTCGCGCGCAACCCCGAGCATCCCGACGAGCGCATCGTCCGCAACTACCGCGAACGCGCGTCGGCACTGAAGGAGTCCACCGCCGCCGAGGGGGAATACGCGACCAGGGCGCGGGCCATGCGCGCGGCCGAGGGCGACCTGGGACCGGCGATCGGCCGCACCGCTCAGTTCCAGCGGGCGGCCAACATGGAGTACCAGCGCTTCGGGGCGCTGAGCAGCGAGTGGATCGGCGCCACGGCGCGCGGGGCCACCACGATCCACGAGCTGGGACGGCAGACGACGGCGACGATCGGCAAGTTCGGCGGCTGGCTCGCGGCCGGGTCCCTCATCTTCACCGCCCTCGCCGGGGTCCGTGCCATCGGTCATGGCGCGATCGAATCGGCGAGCGGTGTCAACCAGTTGGAGCGGGTAATCAAAAAAACCTCCTCCATCGACCCGAATTCCGTCCAGAAAAGCTTTCGGGAATCCAGTCAACACTTCAACTTGCCGATCAGCGATGTCACCAATGCTGCCTATGAAATGGCCAAGGTCTTTAAGACCCAGGACGAAGCACTCGAAGCATCCAAAGCAGTTCTGTATGCGGTGAAAATCGGCGAGCTTGACACCGCCACCGCCTCGCGTTACCTGATCGCGACGATCAACGGATTTCACCTACCCGCTGGGAAGTTGGTCGGAGTCTTCGACCAACTCAACAATGCCCAGAACGAATTCGGCATCTCGATCAACGATGCATTCGCTGGAATCGCCAAGGCTTCGGGTTCGTTCAACGCCGCCACCACCAAGGGCTCCCCTCTCCAGAAATACCACGAGCTGCTGGCGCTGATCACGACCGCCCAGAAGGCGACGGGTCAGACTGGGCAGGTAGTGGGTACCGCGATTCAGCGTGCACCGAACTTCCTTCGGCAGGCGAAAAACAAAAATATCCTCAAACAGTACGGAATCAATGCGGGCGGCGATCTCAACGACATCATCGTCCAGGCGTTTGAAAAAGCCCAGGGCCTGTCGGGTCACAAAATCGCGGATCTCGCCTCGGCGATCTTCGGTCCACAGTACGGAGCGCGGATCGGGACTCCGCTACTCCAGCAGTTCGACCTCTACAAAAAAGTCCTCAGCAAAACCACCAGCAAAGCCTCGAAAGGCTCGGGCGAGACCGAGCTTCAGACCCAGCTCGGGTCGCTCTCGGAACAGATCAGTCGGATTGGCACGGACCTCGAACAGCTCGGTTCCAACCTCGCGGAGGCGGGCTTCTTCGACCTGCTCGGCGCGGGTGTCAAATCACTCGATGAGATGTTGCAATTCGCGAACCACATCCTGGAGGTCTTCAACAACCTCCCGGACCCACTGAAGCACTCGCTCGCGATTCTGGTTGAGATGAAACTGGCGCTGGGTGCGCTGCGCAAATTCAGTCTTGGTGACAATTTCCAGAACTCGACCGCCCGCCGCGTCTTCAACGGCCCGAACGCCGGAGCCCGTAAATACAACGACCTGCTCTTTGAAGAAGAGAGGGAAGTCCGGCGCAATCTGGAGTCCAACAACCGAAGCCAGATAACCACCGAACGCCGCCTTCCTCCGGCCGCTAGCCGAGTTGGCCAGGAAGAGGCGGTACTGCGGTCACTGCAAACCCAAGGTGTTGACCAGAAGGTCCTTCTCAGCCAGGAACGCAATATCGTCGCGGCCAAGCAGCATGAGCAGGGTCTGATCACTAAACAGATCGAGTCAAGTCAACTTCGACGCGATCTGCTGGTCGAGTTGGATGCGATTGAACGTGACAACGTTGCTCTGTCGGCCAGCCGCAACGACGCAACGGCCGCCCAGTTGGCGACTGCCCGCAACCGCACTGTCCCTGGCTCCAATGCGAAGGGTGGGATGACCGCGCGCGAGCTGGCGCGGGAAGGAGGCGAAGAATTCCGCAACAACGAGACGGTGGTGCCGGTCACCACCGCCGCTAAGGCCGAGCAGGATGCCGCAGCGCGCGCCACGCGGGACTCCAAAGCATCGGCCTCGGCCTTCAAGGGCGTAGGGGGCAAATGGCGCACATTCGCCCAGACCGAGGGCGGCATCGTCCATCCAATCGAAAGCTTCCGCGCTGCCAGGGGGAATGCAGTGAATGCGATGGAGGCGACGGCGGGGGGCATCTCTCGGGCCAGAAGCACGCTGCCGACCCTGGGGACCGCCCTCGGCAAAGTGGGGTCGGGGCTCAAAGGGCTCGGTGCCGGACTATATGGGCTGGTCGGTGGCCCGCTCGGAGCGCTGATTATCGGCGCCTACGCAGCCTTTGAATATGGCGATGACCTCGGCCGGGCGCTTGCCGGAGGTCAGGAAGAAATTGATGCCGCTTCTGAAATTGAACACGGTGGTGTTAAAAGCACCAAGCGCAAGAAAGACCTCGTCAAACAGTACGAAGACTTTTTCCGCGAACAGGGCACCACCCTGAAGGAGTACCACAAAGCTGAAGCCGAAGGTGCGGCCTCGGTACATCTCGATAATGCACCCAAATATTTCGACGCTGGGGAGGCCGCCCAGCAGGGGAAGCTGATTGAAGCTCAGGCGAAAGCGCTCCAGGAAGGCCGGGTGGCGGCTGGGCTCGGCGGCGACGTGCTGAAACACCAGGCCCAGGCCCTCGAAGGTCTGAAACCAGGAACCGTTCACTTCACCAAGGCGATCAATACGCTCAAGCAGAATATCGCTCTCGGCGACGCGAGCAAGGGTGAGCAGAAGAAGCTGAAGACGATCATCGAGACGGCCGAAGCAAAACAGATTAACGCGAGCAGCGATATCGCCTCCTTCTTCAAAAGCTACAATGCGCTCGCTGACAAACTGCTCCAGGAGTACGTCGGCAACCTCTCGACGCTCGTTCAGGCCGGTCCAGCCTTCGCCGCCCCAAAAGACGTTCACCGTTACATAAACGCCTCGGTCGTCCAGGGCGTGCGCGACCTCGCTTCGCCGAAACCCAAAGTCCAGGCCGAAGGCGTGCAGGCGCTCCAGGAAATCTCCCAGACCCTCGCCGCCTATGAACAGCAGGAACTGAAAGACAACCTGACCCTCGCCAAAACCCAGTCCCAGCGGGAACGCGCCTACAACAAGTACACCGGCTCGCTCCAGCGCAACATCCACGACGTGCGGGCTAGCTTCACCGGCAAGGGTAAGGAACTGACCGCGAAACTGCGGAAGACGAACGAACAGATCAAGAAGCTGGAAAGCGAGGGCGCGGGCGTCGAGTACACCCCGCAGCAGGAACATAACCATCCACAAAAGCACCCAGGCCCAGGAGAAGCCTTCCGGACTAAGGAAGGAGTCCTGGAACGACTGAAAGAACGTCGGGCCGGGCTCAGCAAAACCGAGAAAATCCTCGACAAACAGCTCGCCCATCAGGAACGTGAACTTCGCGTACTGCTCCAGGAACACAAGGAGGAGCAGATCGCCGAGCGCGTCAGTGTCCTCGGCGAACTCGGCCAGATCGCCACCGCCCGGATCGGCAGCGACAACCCGGTCGCCCAGGCGCGCGCCACGCTCAACTACGCCCAGAAAGCGTTGCAGTACGTTCGGGCCAGCGGCGGCAACCCCCAGGACCGGCGCCAGGCATTTCTGCAAGTTCTCAACGCGCGTCAGAGCTTGGAAGACGCCGAGCGCCAGGAAGCCTCCGACCTCGCCTCGGCCGCCGAGGCGCTGGCCCAGGCCGAAGCCAACGGCGACCCGATCCTCGAAGCCCAGGCGGAAATCCGCAAGGCGCAGGCCGACATGGCGAATGCCCGCACGGCGGCCGACCGCAAGAGCGCGCTCGCCGAGCTGCTGAACGCCGAACACAAACTCCAGGAAGACCGGGTGGCGATCGCGTTCGCCCAGCTCGGGCTCGCCGCCGCCCAGACGGAAGATCCGGTGAAGAAAGCGGCGATCAAGGTCCGGGAAGCCGAGGTGAAGCTGCGCAATGCACATGGCAAGGCTGCGACGCTCGAAGCTCGGGCCTCCCGCGCCGAAGCCGTCCGGGAAGAACGCGAAGCCGTCAACAACGCGCGGATCGAAGACGTTGAATTCCAGGCCGACATAGGCAGGATCACGGTGGACCAGGAGATTGCCGCCTATACCCGCCTCCTTCGTACCCTGAAACTCGGCAAACAGGCTCGGCGCTCGCTGATCGAGAAAATCCACTCACTCCAGGAGGAAGCATCCGGCAACCTGGAGCTGACCGTGGGCAACATCCAGCTCCCGACTCTATATGACATCCGGCGTGCGGTTCAGGGTGGTGTCAACGGCGGTCACTCCTACACCGATGCGTCGAGCCACGAAACGATCATCAATATCAATGGCGGCGATCTTAACGCGGTCGGTCGTGTGGTGGATAACGCCTTGAAACGCAACAGTCGCAACTCTCGACGCTCAGCGGGGCTTATAAAATGACAAGATTGGCTAACGAATTCATCAACCCCGAGAACTCGGATAAATATGCCTGGCCGATCAACCACACCGAGGAGTCCGAGGCGGGCATCGCCCGGACGATCAGCCGTGGCGCCAACACCGCTGCGACCGGGCTCGTCCGTCAGCAGGCCGATGATCAGCCGCTTGTGTTCCAATTCGCGGGCACCATTTTCAAAGAGTCGATGCTGGAAGAAATGATCAAATGGTATGTACTCTGCAAGACCCAGACGATCTTCTTCAAGAAATACTCGGGCGATGAATTCGAGGTCTGCATCACCGAATTCAAACCGACCGAGAAAAAGACCCTGCACAACCCGAAGGACTTTGCCAACGCGCCGCTCTGGTACTGGAGCTATACGATGACGATGGAAGTCATCACCGTGCGCAGCGGCGTCTGGGTGGGGATCGTCCCTTGAGTACGCTCGCCGAACAACAGCAGCGATGGCTGAGTGGGAAGCACGTCGGCCGGTCCAAGCCGGTGCTGAGAGCGTACGTCCGCCGGGGTCACCTGGAGCGCAACTATCGCAACCTGCCCAGCGATCAGGTTTTCTGCTATATCCCTGGCCTCAAGGGTCCAAACGCCGTCTGGTTCGCCCATTGGGTCGCCGATACCGACTACGTCGAAGTGCCGAATATCGCCACCATCAAGGGCGGCAACGACTTCGCTAAGAACGGCGTCGAGCAGATCACGGTGGAACTCGACAACATCGGGCTCGAACCACAGACCGGAAACGCCGGGACCTACCACACGATTCAACGCGGCTTCATGGCGCCGACGCGCGGTGACGCCGGGTTCAACCAAGAGGCCGCTGGGGACTCCAACTTCTGGCGCGGAATCTGGAAGGACCAGTCCACCCAGATCATGGTGACCACTGGTTATGGCGACGCCCACTTCCCTCTCTTCCTCGGGCTCGTGGATACCGCCGACCTGACCAGCAGCCCGGACAAGATCACGGTTACGGCGCGGAGCATGGGCAAGTTCCTAACCGACCAGCACACCTTCATGGATGCCAAGCACCTGTTCGTCCGTGACCCGATCACCTTCTGCGACCGCCAACGAGCCGACGAACTGATCAATGTCGCCAAAAATGCGGTCGCGAAGGACAGCGATGGTTCGCACCTTGCTCGCTTTGCCGCCGACGAAGACGATGGGACCGCCTGGGTATCGGACGGTTATGACAGCACCAACGGGCTGACCTGGATTGAGTTCACCGTGCCGAACGCGCGGGTAGAGGACTTCCAGCTCCTACCGCGCTTCGCCGGTCTGGAGATGTATGTCTCGGTATTTGCTACCAGTGAGAACGTCCAGGGTGGCGGCCCAGCGCGGACGACCGACGACCACGACCTCGGCGAGGGCTGGGTGTCCTATGAAAGCCTCGGTAGCGTTCCCGGCACCACCCTCCCCTACGTCAACTTCGTAGGCCAGGTCAACGAGGCATCGACGCGCTACAAAATCCGCAAAGGCGGCGGCGGTTATGTGATCGGCGACAACAGCAGGGTGAGGCTCTGGTTCCGCAACCTCGCCAAAGTCAGCAGCGGTAAACAGTGGCAGTACAAGGCGGGCGTCTCCTCGTGTGAAGTCTTCTCCAGGGTCCGCAAAGAAGCCGCCAAAAACTTCCATTGGATTCTGGTTGACGACGTTAGTGACATCGTCAAAGTCGTCCTCCAGTGGTGCGGGTTCGATGAATGGGAGATCGAAAGGGTCGGCTCGCGGCTGAAGGACAAAATCGTCTTCGATCGCAACACGTTCCTGATCGACATCATCAAAAAGATCACGGAAACGACCAGCTATACGTTCAGCATCCGCCCGCCCGACAGCTTCGATGCTGGCAACCTCGCCAAAGGGAACAAAGCCAATCTCTCGATGGGCGTTGCGGTTTTCCGTCAGAACCAAGCGATGACGACGCTACCGAAGGAGGCCCGCTACTCGGTGCGCGACGACCAGACGATCACCGGCATCCAGCCGCAGTTCGACAGCTCCGGGCTCGCGCAGTCGATTCGCGCTCGTGGCAAGCTGATCGCCGAGTGGAAGGCCCAGCAAGACCCGAACTACGTCCCTTCGGCCAACGGCAACATCGGCCGCTTCTTCTACAACTACCGCCCGGTCTGGGCTCGTGGTGGCGACGCTCAGGCGGGCCACGGCGCCGCCGGGCTCCGCAAGCACGAGTTCCACACCGACCAGCACTATGCCTCCAACCAGGACTGCAAGATAGCCTGCCTCCTGATCGCCTTCCGCATGGCGCTCGAAGCCTCCAAGGCGTCGGTCCAGATCCCCCTCTTCCCGCCGATCAATCTCGACCAGCAGCTCCAGATTTACGACCTCGGCAGCGGCATCTCCACGCGGCTGTGGGTAGTCAGCCGGGACTGGGAATACGTCGGCGGGGAAGAGATGAAATTCACCATGACCCTGGGCGGCTCCCTGCTCGACGTTGACATCGTGGAGCGGACGCGGACGGAGCTGATCCGTGCGCTCAATGACGCGGGCTACAACCCGGCGCCGATCGCGCGCGGCCCCTGGGAAGAAGTCCACCTGTTCTGATGCCCGAGCCAGAAGTCAACAGACTTGAGAGGGCGATGCAGGGGCTGACGATCGGCATCGTCCGCGACCAGCAGGAATTTGAAGATCAGATCAGGGTCGATGGGCTCCAGGAGAAAGAGCAGCAGTTCTGGGTCGAGATCGCCGGGCGCGCCGAGGAGTTCGCCTCCTGGGCGGTCAAAGAGATCGAATTCGAGCAGCATTATGTGGACGCGACCGGGCAGCGGGACAGCCCGTTCGACCGGCCGCACTTCACCTTCGGCGGTGTGCTGGATAGCCCAACACCCGTTGCGCTTTTCGCGATGGTGATGGAATACATCGTCAACAAAAGGAACGAAACCGTGGGCGCGAAGGTTGCGATCGGCATCTTGGCGACCGACCGATCGACCAAGGTAAAGGGGCGCGTGAACCTGACCTTCCAGGGTTATTGCCAGGCGCCGAGTGGATTCGCTGACGACATAGGAGCTGGATGATGGAAAAGACGATCTTCACCGGCCTCACGGTCCTTGAACCTGACGAGTCGATCTATGCCGACAACTCGGCGTTCATCTCACGCGATCGCCGCGAGATCGACCGTGGGCTCCACATCGGCATCAAGACCCATCGCCACGACGGCTCCTCTGGGCTCGAAAATCCGGTGGTCGCCCCGAGTGGTCTCGTAATCGGCTCCGGCGGCACGATCCCGGCCGGGGTCAGCCTGACGCTGGGCTACACCCTGGAGGATGCCTTCGGCGGCGAGACGCTGGTTTCGCCCACGGTCCTCGTCACCACCCCGCTGCCGTTCTCCTCGCCCCAGACAGCGCCCACGGCGGTTCTGGATACCACGACCGGCGAACTCGACGTTGACACCTTCACCTACGCGGTCACCTGGACCGATGGCGAAGGCGGCGAGACGCCGCTCGGGCCATCGGTGACGATCAGCCGCGATCCCGGCTTCGCCAACGCCCAGATCAAACTGAGCGGCCTCGATGCGGGCATGACGGAAGCCGGGGCGAGCGAATGGAACCTCTACCGGGCGCGCTCCGGCGGCGTTTACGTCCTGCTGACCACGGGGACCGGCGCCACCTTCAATGACGATGGGAAAACGCTCGCACAATGCGATGTGAACCCGCCCACGGCGACCACCAACACGACCGGCTCGATTAACCAGTTGGAGTTCTTCATCCCCGGCTCGGGGATCGCGGGCTCGGGGATCGCCAATGCGACCTGGATCAACCTGTACGCCTCGCAGGCCGGTGACTTCGGTGAATCCTGTCTGCTCGCCCAGGTCCCGGTCGGCAGCGCGGGCGGCTCGATGGTATTCCCCGCACTTGAACTGCTCGACGCCCAGCCGCCGGATGTGAACCGCTCCTATGGTGGCGCCAACAAAATCGACCCCGACGAGGAGCTGATCGATTGGCATTGGAAGCGGCCGGTGAAAGAAGTGGGCGACCTGCCGACCGAAGAAAAAGGCGCCGAAGAGGGCGACGTGCGGGTGGTCGAGGAAGAACGGAAAGCGTACCAATTCCATGAAGGTGAATGGAAAACCTGGGTCGGCGGAAGTGGCGCTGGCGAATTGTTGGAAGGGTTCGGGATGGGTTTCATCTTCGTCGCTGAAGATCTGACCAAAGCTCGGCCCGAAGGCTTCGCCTGCGTCACTTGGATGACCAAAGGTGAACCGGGTGAACCCGAAAAAATGGCCGAACACGACATCCTCATCGAGCTGCCATGAGCATGGTCCGCAAATTCAGCGGCGGCGGTCACATCCAGACCGCGATCGGCAACGCCTACGCGAACTCGGCGCTGACCTTCGTCTGCTATGCGAAGCAGAACGGTGACGGTACCGAATGGCTGAACAGCTACACCGCTGGCGGCACGAAGATCACGATGGGTATCGAAGGCGGTGTGCTGAAACTCTACAAGGCCGGGGCCTCTGGTGGTCCTAGCGCGAGTTCGAACTGGGCTCTCTATGTCGCGACCAAGGCTGCCGGTACGGTTAAACCCCTCTTCTATTTGTACGACTTCCTGCTCGGGGAATGGGTTGCGGATGGCGTCGAAGGCAGTTCGACCATGTCGGACGGTCTCGGCGAAGCGCCCGAACATGTCGAGCTGGGCATCTGGGAAGAACCCGGCAGCGAACAGTTTGAAGGGTGGATGGCAGCCGACGCGATCTGGAAAAAAGTCTTGTCCAAAGCCCAGGTCCACGAATTGGTCAGCCTCGGTTCGGTCGAAGCGTGGGTCGCGCTAACCCCTGACGCGCATTGGCGTTTTGACGAAGCACTCCCCGTTGACAAAACCGGCGGCGGTGCCAACGCGATCGCGGTTACCAACACCGAACTGGTAGAACTTACGATCCCATTCCCATACGGCGAAGGTGAAGAACCGCCAGCGGCCGTCAAAGTCAAGAGCGGCGGCAGCGTCGTCAGCGCCAAACGGTGGGTTAAATCGGGCGGCATCCTCGTCCCGGCCTGATGAACTACACGTTCGTCAACGGCACCATCGAGCAGCAGCAAAGGTGGCTGCAAGCAGCGCATTTGCTGCTGAACTTTCCATTCGCCGCCCTGCCCTACGAGATCGAAGTCGAATTCAGCACGGCCGGTGTGATCGAAGCTGTCGGTCACAATTCAATAGCGGTGACCCAGGTCACCTATGACTCCATGAGCGCGAAAACGATTGTCAGGAACGATGCGCCCGGTTTCGGTCAGGCACTGCGCATGAGTCTGGCCGCCGAAGCCGCCGCCCTGGGCCTCCGCTACAACGCCGACCTGCACTTCAACGAGACGGTGGTTCACGAGCTTGCCCACGTTGCCTATGGCGCCCTCTCGCACGCGCTGAGAGTGAGGGTGGCAGAAATGTTCGGGGCGAAAACCGACCTCGACGCGGTGATCAACGACCAGTCCAAGGACTGGAAGGACCGGGTGGTCGAGGGCATCGCCGACACCTTCAAGGAGGCGTTCCTGCCGCGTCGTCACCGCGTCTTCCCGAACCGAACCAACCGCCGTATCTCCTATAGCCGCTACTCTGAATTCAGGCGCTTCTTCCGGGGCGTCGAAGGTGGCGAAGATGGGTTTCAATACACCTATGGCAGCAGCGCCTTCCGTGCCGATCTGAGCGAGTGGGGGTTGAACGCTCGTCCATACCACAAGTCGAGCCGAGACGACGAAGCCTTCGTATTCTTCGGGGAGATCGAAGGTTATGAGAGTTGCTGGGGTGTGGACATGAGCCAGTTTGCCGAGTCCAGCCACCACCCCTTTTCGATCGAACCCGAAGATGAGATCATTAGCTGATGCCCAATGTCATCGTCAAATTCTATGAGAACTTTCGCTTTGAAGATGTGGATACCAGCGGCGTTTTCAGCGGTTCGTTCAGCAACGGCAGCGAGTCGAAGCTCGCCCACGTCCAAGAGGTGATCAACCAGGCTTTCCACAATCCGAACAATCCCCCTGAAGAACCACCCTGTCTGACTGAATTCGTGGAAGAAAAACTCTATGACGAAACGCGGACGTGCCAATATTCAAGCAACACCCTCAAAGTCATCGCCAGTGGTGGGACCTGGAAACTGAAAGTCCATCTCGCCGCCGAAGACATCGAAACCGGCCCGATCGCCTACAACGCGAATGCCGCTGCGATCGCCGCTGCGATCGGCGGGCTCTATGCGGACCCGGCCGCGTTGGAAATCTTCCGCATCACCGAACTGGCCGGTGAAGGTTGCGGTCCCGGCCTGCTGCTCGAAATCGCACCAGAAACATGGATCAGGGTGATCGACATCGGGCCGAGCGAGTGGGAATTCAGATATTTTGAAGCTGCCGGGACGCATCTTCCGTCCGGGCTCTCATTCCTCGCCACCGACATCGATCTCGGCGAAGTGATCGTCTCTAAACCTTTCTATGACGAAGTCCAGTACACCGTCGAACTGGAAGAAGGCTGCTCGGGAATCGCGGCGCCGAAAGGCAAAACCGAACCCGGCGGGGTTCGCGCGGGCACGCATCGAAAGCGCGTGCCGGTCCTTGGCCGCCACGCTTGATCGCATGCGCGTTAGCGTCCGCGCGCGATCCTAGTCTGTAGGACCACCCAACAGACGGAGGAAGCGATGACGGACTTTCAGGCGCGACGCGGGCAGGAAGGCAACCGCTGGTTCAACGAGCGCCCTGACGGCGACGCGGTCGCCAGCTGGTTCGCCGGAGCGGTGGACATGCCCGAGGGGTTGAAGGCCGAGGACTATGTCGGCGGCGTGGTGCTGATCCCCGGCAAGGAAAAGGCCGACGAACCACTCGGCTTCGATGACAGGGGGTTCCCGCGTTGGACCGAGGTCGAGAACCTGGTCTTCACCCCCTACGTCAAGGTCGAGACGCGCGTTGCCTTTTTCCACGCCCTCATGAGCAAGCACTGCGAGGAGTGGGAGGGCGTGATCGAGCCCGTAGTCCCCGAGGACGGCATGGTCAAGGGTTTGCCGCCGGGCTTCCAGCGGATCGCCCTGCAAAAAGAGGAGAAGGTTACCCCCTACCTGCTCTGCACGATGAAGGTCACCGTCTTCAAGCGCGGCACGGTCAAATGGAGGGAGTACCGCAATACCCGGACCGGCGCGCTCGAATTCAAACGGACGGGCGAGACGATCATCGATGCGGCACCCGCGACCAAGCAGGTCCCGACGCTGCGGCGCTTCGGCCCGGACGACAGCGTCGTCATGAAGGCCGAGACGGGCGCGATCGGCCGCGCCCTCGGGATGGCCGGGATGCTGATCGTGCCCGGCACCGGGATCGCCACCGCCGAGGACATGCGCGAAGCGATCGCCGAGCGCGGCATCCAGCCCGCCGCCAAAGAGGAGGGCATGCCGAGCCCCGAAGGCCGCGCCGCCAAGAGCGCCACCGCCGAGCTGAGCCATGAGGAGCTGGTGACGATGGGCTCCGGGCTCGTCGTCCGGCTGCGGGAGGTCAACGAGGCCGCCCACACCGCCTTTCTGGCCTGGTGCCACGAGCGTGGCTTCAAGGGCTCGATGTCCGAGATGAAAGACGGTGACCTCAAACAGGTCATCAAGCAGGCGGAAAAGGGGCTGGAGACGGCCCAGGGCGGCGGCGCTACCGAGCAGGCGGCGGCGGCCGGGGCGGGCGGTCAGGATGGCTAAGAGGAGCTTCAAACTCGCCTTCAGCTACGACGACACCCCGCCCTCCTTCAACGAGGTCGGGCACACCGGCAACCGCTGGACCTGGACCAAAGCCGAGAAACAGTGGCGGGAGACGTTCGAAATGCTGCTGATGTCCACCGGCTTCCCTCGCGAATGGGACCAGATCACCGCCGTTGTGCGGCTGCGGTTTCCGACCAAGCGCCGCCGCGACGAAGGCAACTACCGCACCTTATTGGAGAAGGCGCTCGGCGACGCCCTCGTCAACGGCCGCTGGGTCGAGGACGACACCCCCGACCACTTCGTCTTCGAACGCGTCCACTTCGAGCAGCAGCTCGGGAAGGCCCAGACGACGATCGAGCTGGAGGCGAAATGAAAAGGACCCGCCGGGGAGGGGCGGGTCCTTTCGAGGCTGGCGACGGGCGGGGAGAAATACCGACGCTCGTTCAAAGGTAGCAGTTTCACCGGAGGGTGCAATGGATTTGCCTAATTCGAGCATTGGAATATCGGACATCACCGCGTGGATGGACTGCCCGAGGCGGATGAGCTTCAGCATGAAACGGTGGGGCGACGCTGGCGAGCCGCCCGAGGCAGCGATCCAACACGCCTATGGTTCAGCGATCCACGATGTCCTGCACGGCATCGAGGAGAAGGGGCTCAGCGACGATCTCGCGGTCCAGCTCGCTTTCGACAAGTGGGGCTGGGCGATGCGCCCCGAAGAGTTGCAGCGCCTGCACCACGACATCGAGGTCTACCGCAGCAGGGAGGTCGTCGGCGTCAATACGATCCTCAACGAGGGAGAAATCCGCGTGCCGCTGATGGAACGGGGCGGGCGGATGATCTTCTTCCGGGGCAAAATCGACCGCCTCTTCAACTTCAAGGCCAACGCCTCCTTGTTCCTGCATGTCGATTACAAGTCGAGCGCCTGGCGGAAAACCGAAGCCGAAGTCCATGAAGACCTCCAGCTCTGGGCCTACAACTGGGCGCTTTTCCAGTATTTCCCAGAGATCGGGCGTCTGGTCCAGCGTTACGATCAGCTCAACTATGGATATGAGACGACCGAAAAGAGCAACGCGCAACGGGATTTCATCGGCGAATGGCTGAGGCGCCAGGTTACCGCGATCCTCAACGACCAGAGCTTCGACCCCGCCGATGGGCTCCTGGAGCCGCACTTCAACGACTGGTGTCCCTGGTGCCCGATCATCGAGGACTGCAAAGTGATCCCGAAGCTCACGGATTTTGCGCAGCGCCGGATCGCTTTGCTCTCGCCGCACGTCGTTTCAATTGCTAAGGTCGGCCTTGATGCAACGGGCATTGAGACTTACGTCAAACAACTGGACGCGGTCGGCACCGCGAGGAAGACCCTCGATGTGTTCGAGAAAAGCGTCAAGGACCTCATCCGGCAGCTTCCAACCTCAGACCAAGTCGCCCTGGGCTGGAAGATCTCGCCCCGCAACTCGGATGTCTGGGATGAGCAGGCGCTTCGCGAGGCCCATGACCTCCTCGGCGATGACTTCTACCGGGTCGTTGCGCTCACCAAGAAGCGTCTCGACTCGTTCTTCGATGACGACCCCCGCGCCGACAAGGTCCGCGCCCTGGCGGAAAGGAGGGAGTCCGGCGAGCAGATGAGAAGACGCACCTGACCGCCCCTCTAACCTTGGCTGGCGAGGGCGGTCAGGCTCTATCGAGGACCGATGACGATTCCGATTCCCACCCTCGGGCCAGTTAAACCGAGGAACGAAAGCGTCAGCGGCTTCTAGGAACGATAGCAGTCTTCTACCGGGCGCTTTCAGATGAGCCTTGAAACCGCGAAGGTCGTCCTGGCGAGCAGGCACCCGAAAGGGCTCAAGCGCTTCGTCCTGACCGTACTTGCCCTGTACGCGACGGATGGCGGCCAGCTCCCCTTCGGCGAAGCCGACCAGCAGCGTTGGTCTGACGAGCTGAGGATGGACTTCTACACGAGATTTTCGCGCATAGTGGAGGAACTTCGCTACGAGGGATTCGTTTCCATCGACGGCACCACTCTAACTCTGTACGCTGGGGACCAACGGGGGGCTGCTGTTGGTGGAGAATCCCCACAAACCTCTCTCCTTCAGTCTCAAGCGTTAGCACAGGGACGGGGTATACAAAGGGGGGATGAGAAAAAACCGCAAGATGCGGTTAGCGACGTTCTCTCCTTCTACGTGGCCACGTTCGGTCCTCGCAAATGGGGCGAGGAAGACAAGCGCGAGGTACGCGCGGCGCTGGAGATCGCATCCGTTCTGGAGATCCAAGAAGCAATCCAGGGCAATAAATTAAGCGCCTACCATCAGGGCGAAAACCCGAAAGGTAAGAAGTACAACACCCTCGGGCACATCATCAGGGGTAAGCAGGGTAAGCGAACCCGCCGCGAGAACATCGACATGTTCCGCGAGATCCTTGAAAAGGCAAGGGCCAGCTCGGGCGGTATCAAAGCTGCCGCATCCGGCGCCGACCCGGCGATCATCAAAACCCGCAAGGAGGAGGTCCGCCGGTCTCACCGGCTGGCCCACGACCAGGAAGCCCAGGAGCGGGGTAGCCGCGCCGAGGCGTGGCTCCGCGAGCAGGGCATCGAGACGAAGCGAAAGCCGGACGGATATCCGATTTGGCCCGAGGGAGGAGGAGCATGAAGTCGAGGATGAAGTTTCGACGCGCATTGGTGGGTCTGCTCGATCGCGTCGTCGGGCGCGAGGCCATCGGGCAACCAGAGTGCCCGTTGATGCTGCGCTGGACGCTCTGGGCGCCGAGGCGCGGCGAGGAGCCCTGGTTCAAGGTGCTGGTCCACTACTTCCCGCCCAACGTCAGCGATCGCGACCCCCACGATCACCCCCGTTCCTTCTTCACCTTCATCCTGCGCGGGCGCTACTTCAACACCGAGTGGGAGGACTACGGCGGCGAGTTCACCGTGCCGACGATCGAGATGATCGACGCCGGGCGCATCGTCTACCGCCCCGCCGACCACACCCACATCGTGGAAACGGGCGATGCGGGCTGCTGGACCCTGGTGGTCATGGGGCCGCTCAAGCGCCCCTGGGGCTTCGTCCACCTGGAGGATATGAGCTGGTGGCCGTGGAAGCGGTACGTCGAGGAGTTCGGCGGCGTCATCCGCTGCGACGCCGAGCCCGACCGGATGGGCTTGGATCTCTAGTGGCGAAAGGGCCGCCCAACAACCCTCAGGCCGAGAAGTCGGTCCTCGGGCAGATGATGCGTGGCGGCCCGAAAGTGGCGGGCGTGGTGATCGGTACCCAGCTCGAACCCGGCGACTTCTACTCGGCGCCGAACCGGGCGATCTTTGAAACGATCCATCAGTCCTACTACAAGGACCTCCCGCTCGACCCGCTGAACGTTGCCGAGCGCGCGATGGATCGGCTCCAGCACCTGTGGGGCACCGAGTCCTCGGACGAGATCGCAACGCGCGTCCGGGGTTACATGAACATCCCGCCGGGCGATGTGGTGGACCACTCGAAGCTGATCAAGCACGACTCCGACCTGCGGAAACTCGAACAGGTTGCCTATGACGCCCTCGGGCAGATCGAGGCCCGCGAGAAAACCCCCCAGGAGATCGGCGCCGATATTTCCCACCAGGCGATGCAGGTCGCCACGGCGACGCTGCTGACCTCCGACATCATGAGCTTCGCCGAGCTGGGGCGCCGGTACCTCACGACTGCCGAGGAGGAACGTCAGGCCCGACTCCGAGGTAAGGAGCTGGGTGCCCACTTCGGGATGAGGTTCATCGACAACTGGACCCGAGGAGTGCGGCCGACCGAGCTGTGGTTTATCGGTGGTGAGCCGGGGTCGGGCAAGTCAGCGACGGCATGGAATGCCGGGATGCGATTCGCCGAGCGCCAGGCTGCCCACAACCCGCCGAATGAACAGATCGGCTGCTTCATCCTCTCCCTGGAGATGGGTGAGAACGACTCCGAGGTTCGCCTCGCTCAGTCGATCACCAAGATCGACGGCGCCAAGCTCCGCGAGGCGCGGCAGACCCCCGATGACATGAATACCATCCTGCGCCAGTGGGGGCGCCGCAAAGATATCCCACTCTTCTTTAACTTCACCAGCTCCCTACGCGCATCGCAACTTCGAGCAATGGTGGTCGAGGCGATCCGGCGGCACAACTGCGGGCTCGTGATCATCGACCACTTCCGGTACTTCGACCTCGACCACCGGCTGCGCGACACCCTCCAGGAAGACGAGGAGAAGGCGCGCTTCCTCAAGGAGGACATCGCCAAGGATCTCAACGTCGCCGTGGTGTGTCTCGCCCACACGACCAAGAGCATCGAGGCCCAGACCGACCGCCGCCCGACGCTGTCGAACCTCCGAGGTTCCGGCTTGGTCGCGGCGCACGCAGACTTCGTCAGCTTCGTCTATCGACCCTACATGTATGCAAGCGAGAAGGCGAAGAACGAGGGCATGGTGTTCGACACGGACGCCGAGATGATCTTTCGAAAGAATAGACATGGTGTTGATGGAATATCACAGTATTTCTTCGAGCCGCATACTATGACTGTGGATGACCCAAGATGACGGTGCGGGGCCGCGAGAACGAGCTTGAGTCGGTCCGAGAATCCACATACCGTTATTCGCGGGCGTTCGAACTCTGCACATCGCGGACTGACTACTACTTACCAATAACCAACGAGGAGGCATCAGAGAACATGGACACCGATTCAGGAGCAGCAGCAGACCTCGGCGGGGGCGACTCCGGCGAGGAGAAAGACCCGTTCGCCCAGGTACAGAGCGATCCGCTCGGCAACGACGCCGCAGGCGAGGTCGAGGAGACGGCCGAGATCCAGGAGGGCACCCTTGGCGGCACTGGGGCGACCCTGGAGGAGCTGGAGCCCGAGGCTGAGCTGGCAGAGGCGGAAGCCGCCGAGGAGGATGCCCCAGCGGCGGCCGAGCCGGAGGCGGAACCCGAGCCCGCAGCGGCAGAGCCCGAGCCAGAGGCATCGGCGGTAGCCGAGCCGGAGCCGCCCGCGCCGACCGGCAAAGTCGGGACCAGCGAGCGGGAGTATGTGGTCCAGCGCCAGGATGGCAAGGACGACGATGGCAACCGTGAGTGGGTCGAGGTCACCCGGATCAAGGCCGCCAATGGCGAAGTCGCGCTGCGACAGGCGTACGCCGCTCTGGTGCCCAGCGATTCCGAGGAGGCCGTGACCCTGGTCGTGATCCCGGCTTACTTTTTCCACCCGAAGACGGTGAAGGCCATGGCGAAGGTTAACCGTGCGATCGAGATCGCCTGATCCACCGGATATTCCCGGTCAGTCCTCGATCGAGGGCGACGCGGTGGGAGTGGCGGACGTGGCGGGTCAGGCATGTGACTGGTGCCCTGAACCCGCCACGATCGCTCTCCCGATCGTGCGCAAGATGAAGGGTGGCAAAGCGGGCGCCATCCTACCGACCGGGATGCACATGTACGCCTGTGAGGAACACGAGGAGATCGCGCGCCGATCCAACATCCCGAGGCCCGCACTCTGAGAGGAAGATCATGCCGAGCATTCGACCGAACAGCGGTAAAAAGGTTTCACCCAGCAAGGGCACCGACGCGAGCGACAAGCTGTTAAGTGGTGGCCAGATCGAAGGCGGTTATCTGTACGTCACCGATGGGGCGCAGGTCATGCGGTACCCGGTTCACGCCGCGAGCAAGGTCAGCGAGGGCTATGTTCCCCGCGAGGCCCTGCTCCATATCGAGCGCGACCAGGCCGACTTCGCGGGCAACATGAACGAGCTTAGGGTGGGCGGCAAAACGCCCTCGCGCTGGAGCAGGGACAAACCCGGCCAGGTGATCGATGGCGCCCCGCGGGTCGTCTACTCGCGCTTCGAGCCCGTCTTCACCCCTACCCAGCCCAGGCAGTTTCCGACCCTGCACGCCGACTGGCCCGAGGAGTGCGAGGGGGCTCGGTCGATCACCGTGGACACCAAGCAGCTCCGAGGTATCGCGATTGCCCTCGGCCTCGACAAGGTAACGATCGAGTTCGATCCCGAAGGGAAGGACGACAGGCTGATCATCAGGGGGCGCAACGAGCATGGCGCCGCCGTGGCGATGCAGCCCTGGAGGGCCGACGCATGATCTTCAAGACCAAGGGTGAGCATATGCTTCAACGGGAGCTGCGCCAGGAGATGCGCGTCGGGATTCCACATTACGTCGTCGGTCAGCATAAGGCGGTGATCGTGGAAGACGACACGCATCTGATTGCGGTGCTGTCCTTCGTCAACCCCCTCGGGGTCGCGATTCGGATGATGGTGCGGCGCAAACCCGGTGACTTCTGGGAAGTATGCAGCGCTGCGATGAGGGCGGGCATGGAGGTTGACTGGGGCGCCGCGCCGGTCCCCATCGGCTTCGAGTTCAGCGCCGCGATGCTCGACGTGCTGAACAAGGCCGAGATCGAGTGGATGGAGAGGTTCACCGACGATGGCTAAACGCTCGAAACGCATTCTGAGGGTGACCGGGATGAAGCCGATCACCAACATCAAGCTCGCCAACGGCGGGACCACGACCCTATACGAGGTCTTTGCTACCACCGAGGATGGCGGCTACGTCGAGGAGGCGCTGCGCGCCTTCACCGAACTGGATGTCGGCCAGCTCTTGGAGTATGAGATCGAGCCCTACAACCACAAACGGTGGGGCATGAGCTACACGCTCTACCCCCCGAAAAAAGAAACGGCAAGGCGCCTCCGCGAGCTGGAGGAAAAGATGAAGGCCCTGATCGGGTGGGCCGAAAATCAGGGCCTTAACTTTCAACGCGCGTTGAAACCTGAGTCGCCGTCGCCGAGTGCGGCGGCGGGCGCCGAGGCCGAGGGCCGGAAAAAGGAGGCCGAGGAGAAAGCCGACGAGAAGTACGGCACCGAGGCGCCTTGGACCGACGACTATTGGCAGGACCCGGAAAGACCGCCGGACACCGACCCGCCGCCCGAGGATCCCCCGCCAGCGGAGCCGGTGGAGCTGTGAGGGCACTCGAATGCCCTCATCACGGCCGCCGCTTCCTCGCCAATGCCGGAGCGCCCAACGTGGTGCGCTGTACGCATTGCTGCCACCAGATTTTCACGACCTGCCTCGGCTGTCGGGGTGAGGGCTGCAATCGCTGCAATCGCTGCGGCGGCTCCGGCACTGAAGAGGTCAGGAAGTGAAGGCCGAACGTCGCGCCGCCAAGAAGCTCTATGGCCGGATCGCCGATCTCTCGCCCGGTTCGACCGTCGAGGAGATCGGCAAACTCGCCGAGGCATATGCGAAAGTCCGCTGGGGCGCGCAAGGAAAGACCATCTATGACCAAAGGATCCGGCGTGAGGAGCCGCTTGAGAAAGGAACTGGCTTCGCATGAAACCACTCGTTGTGATCCCCAGTTACATGAAGACCGGGCTTCACCTGGAAGCCCTGACTGACACCCTCGCATCGATCCTCCACACCCAGGAGCATGAGATGCCCGACATCCTTGTGGTGGACGACTACTCGCCCGACCGGGCGCTGGTCGATGCCCTGGGAAAGCTGCAAGAGGGCTCCTCCGAGAAGGACCTGCCGCCGTTCGAATTGATCCGCAAGAAGGGCAACAGCGGCTTCTCCTCGACCGTCAACTTCGGGATGCGCTTCGCCCAACAGGAAGACCGCGACGTGGTCCTGATGAACTCCGATATCGAGATGGATGTGCCCGACTGGGTCGGCAAGTGCCAGCGGACGCTGGACTCCGAGGGCCGTCCGGCCGCTGTCATCGGCGCCCTGCTGATCTACCCTCAGACCGGGCTCATCCAACACGCCGGGATCAACTTCTCCTATCTCACCCGCCGTTTTTACGAGCGCTTCAAATATGGCCCGGCCAACCTGCCCAACGCTCTCAACCGGGAAGTGCTGCCGGTCACCGGGGCGTTTCAATACATCCGGGCGCAAACCCTAACGGATGTGGGGATTTACGATGAGCGCTTCAAACTCGGTTACGAGGACATCGACTACTGTCTCCGCGTCTTCCTTGCCGGATTGGAGTGTGTATACGAACCTGAAGTCAGAGCTTGGCATCATGAGTCGATGGTCCGGGGCGAGAAAACCGAGCAGGTCAGTCGCTGGGAGGTCGAGTCATTCGCCTCGCTGGTCGAGAAGTATCGCGGCCAATCCTTCGGCCAGTTCGTCCCTTCGGTCCTCTAGCCGCAAATCGCGAAGAAAGGTTGATCATGGAGGCTACATTTCCGCCTATCGAGTTTGTAGGGTGGCCCGACAGATGAACGAGCAAGCCAACGACACCGAGAGAACGCCCCGCTGGTGGGACTACGACCAGCTCCCGAGTGGCGAGCCCTACGACTGGGGGCAGGCCGGGCGCGTCCACGAGGACGACCAGACCGATTTCCACTTGGACCTCGGCGCCGGTCGGCTGCCGAAGGGCAGGCTCTGTATCGACCGCTATGACGACGACTGCACCGACCTGATCATGGACCTCGATGAGCTTCACGTCGCCGGGGTGACCAGCGAGAAAATCAACTACGGCAAATACCCCGAGCCCGCCGCCGAACTGATCCCGATCCAGGGCCGGATGCCGTTCCCGACCGATTCGATCGAGTCGATCATCTCCCATCATGCCCTGGAGCATGTGGGCGGGGGCTTCATCCGACTCATGGACGAGTGCTACCGCATTCTCAAGCCCGGCGGCATCTTCAGGATCATCGTGCCACTGTTCCCGTCACACTCGGCGATGGCCGATCCCGACCACAAGCGGGTGTTCCTGGAAGGCTCGTTCAAATCCTTCTGCGGTGATGGCGAGGGCAACTCCTGGCTGGAGTCGTTCTCGACCCCCTACACGATGGCGCGCTTCAAGGAAACGCACCTGGCAATCACCGAGCGCTCGCTCTACCCGAATGTGTGGTGGACCGAAGCCGACGCGCGCGAGATGCGTGTGACCTTGACCAAACCAGAAAGATGAGAATGCCTCCTCTAAAAAAAGGTGACGTACGTCAGGCGCTCGACAAGCGGATCGAAGCCGCGAGACGCCGTCACAAGAAACTGGTGGACGAGGGTGAGCAGGAAGACCGCGTCGCGGTTGCCCAGGAGTCCGCGAAATTGAACGTCCTCCAGAACGTTCGCAAAGAGCTGTTTGGCGAACGGCTCCCGAAGAAGGTGGGTCCGAAAGCGTGACCTCTCAAGTCCGCGAAAGCAGGTACGCATCGGTCTGTCTGCTCAGCTTCAACCGCGCGAAGCTGATCAAGCAGACGATCGAGACGGCGATCGCCAACGCTCGGTACCCATTCGAGCTGATCGTCCACGACGACGGCTCGGACATGGATACCACCGAGCTGCTGATCGACATGCACGAGAACGGGATGATTTCGCTGCTGATGCTGAACGCGCCGGGCAACAACGAGGGCCAGGGTGTTGCCCTAAACCGGATGTTCGGCTCCGCGACCGGCGACCCGATCGTGAAGATGGATCAGGACATGGCCCTCGACCCCGGCTGGTTGCAGAAGTCGGTCGAACTGCTGGAAGCCAACGATGCCCACGCCTGGGGAGAATCGCGACTGGACCTGGAGGGCAAGCCCCGCATCGGCGCGTTGGGACTGTTCAAGTACGAACACGACCCCGTGGACTTCCGCAAAATGCTGATTGCACACCACACCACCCAGGGCATCGAGTGGGAGGAGCATCAGGACTTCGTCGGCTCGGCGATGGTCATCCCGCGCTCCTGCTGGGAGGAATTCGGTCCGTTCGAGGAACGCAGTCCCGCCTTTGCCGAGGACGCCGTCTTCAAGCAGCGGATCGCCGGACTGCCGGGCTGGTGCTGCGCCCTCTTCCCCGATGACCTCGCCGTCAATGTCGGATTCGGGGTCGGCCCGTCCACGGTGAATGTGATGGACGGCGACAACCTGGTGGTGCAGTCGATCCATGACAAGCCGCTGCTCCTGGGTGCAGATTTCTAAGCATGGTGCCTAAGTCCTGATGAGCGTTCCACGTGAAACCGCCCTGGAGCTGAGCGAGGCGATTTCCCAGGTCGAGGGCTGGGTCGGCCGGATCGAAGCGGTGGCTGAGTCGATGGCCTACTCGGTGCAGACGATGGAGCGGGCGGTCGAGAAGAACCAGCATGCCGCCAGCTCGATGCGCGACGCGGCCGCAGTGATCGACGGCGCCTCCCGGAGGATGGGCTGATGCACGAGTGCCCGGTCGGCGGCTGCCCGAAGCAGGTCGCCTCCCACTTGCTGATGTGCCGCCCTCATTGGCGGAAGGTGCCTCGCGACATTCAGCAACGGGTCTATACCGGCTGGCGCGAGGGCATCGAGAGCGATCTGTACGTTGAGGCCCGAGGCGAAGCGATCGCCTCCGTCGAGCTGGAGAAGGCGTCGTGAAGATTACCGGGGATCCCAAGGAGGGCGGCTACATCGAGAAGGCCGAGCTGGAGCTGATCGAATCGCTGCCGCAAGGCGAAATCACCGTCTTCGATGTCGGCGCCAACGTCGGCGAATTCACCCAGGCTGTGCTGGAGCGGCGCGGCGAGGCCAACGTCTTCGCGTTCGAGCCAGATGTTGATGGGCGTCGGAAGATCAGATCGTTCGCCCCGACGAGGAGGGTGCAGGTCCTCGGCGCGCTCAGCGACAAGGCCGGGCGCCGCGAGTTCTTCTCCGACTCCCCGGCCTCCCAGCTTGGAACCTTCTTTCCGCGCCCGAGCCTGCCCGAGGTCAAGATGAACTGGACTGGCTCGCTGCTCACCAGCACTGTCACCGACATCGTCGCCGAGTATGGGCTCAACTGGATCGACTACATGAAGCTCGACTGCGAGGGCAGCGAGCTGGACATACTGCGCGGCGCGGCGGCGGTCCTCGACCGGATCGACCTGGTGAGCTGGGAGCTGCTGCGCGAGAACCGCTATACCGACGCGACGCTGGCCGACTTCACCGAGATCTTGGATGGCGAATTCGACGTGGCGCCGCTCGGCGATGCCCCCGACTCGGCGATCCTCTGGGTCGCGAGGCGGCGCGCGTGAGGACCGGCGTCGTCATCCCGGTCGGCCCCGGTCGGCTCGAAAACCTGACGAACGTTCTGGCTTCCCTGAGCAGAATGACGGTCGAGCCCGAGGCGATCTGCCTCGTCGGCGACGGTCCCGAGGGCACCGAGGTCGCCGAGCAGGCGCTCAACGGCGCCCACCTCCTCGGCCGCGCCCCGGTTTTTGTCCATGCGCTGGACAAAAAACATGAGCCGGGGATGCGGCAGCCGCGTAACGCCGGGGTCGCAGCCCTGGAGGCCGAGGGCAACTTCAGCCATGTCTGGTTCCTCGACAGCGACGTTGTCGTCGCGCCCGACTGCCTGATGGCCTTCGAGTGGGCGAACTTCCAGAGCCCTTTCGATCGCATCCTCGTCGGGCGGTACGACTGGCTGCGCCAGGGTGTCGAGGCGCCTGAGGAGGCCGCTGATGTGATGGCCGGGGACTTCGAGATGTTTGACCCCCGCGATCGCTCCTTTGCCGCTCATGGGCCGCGAGAGACGTTCAGGGAAGACCTCAGCGCCGGGCTCGCCTGCTTCTCGGGCAACCTGGTGTGGCCGATCGCCCGCTTCAAGAGCGTCGGTGGCTTCTGGAACGAGATTCACCACGGTCGCTGCGAGGACGGCGAGCTGGGCCTGCGGGCAGTGCGTATGGGCGTCCCGATCGCCTATGTCGGGCTCGCTCAGGGTTGGCACCAGTGGCACGTCCGCAACGTCGCGCTGGCCCAGGAATGGAACCTTCGCGATGTGCCGATGCTCAACGAACGGCACCCCTGGCTGGAGAAGCGCTGCACCTGTGGGCACCAGGAAACCGTCCACAACGTGATCGAGAGCGAGCGCAAAGGCTCCTGCACCGAGTGCGTCGGCCAACCTTGCGCCTGCCAGGAGGAGGCGGCGCCGCCGGTCCGCCACGGTCCCTGCCGGGACTGCATGTGCCCAGCCTTCAAACAGGCGATCTTCGTGGTCGAGGAGGATGGCCGCCGGTTCGAGACGCGCTGCGGCCAATGCGAGTGGACCGGCCACCCGGCCGAAATCTGGGCGCATGAGGCAACTCATGCCATTCGCTGAGAAGCTGGTCAAGCTGACCAACGAGCAGATTGCGATCCTGCTCTCGATCACCGGGCCGCGCGCTGCTATGCCCGACGCCGAGAAGTACGGCGACTGGTCGGTCGATCTTCAGCGGCGCCTGGAGGAGGCCGAGGACGCCCCGTGATGGTGCTCTGGACTGATGGGAGCTGCCCGGAAAACCCCGGTGGCGCTGGGGGCTGGGCATTCGTCTGCGTCAAGGACGGTCAGGTCGTCGCCGAGATCAGTGGCGGCCAGTCCGTCACCACCAACAACATCATGGAGATGACGGCGGTGATTGAGGCGATCGCTTTCATGGAGCGCGAGTTTACCTTCGTCCAGCGCTTCAAAGTCATATCTGACTCGGAGTATGTGATCAAGGGGGTCAACGAGTGGATGCCCTCCTGGAAAGCGCGTCACTGGGTCAAACGCGGCGGCATCAAGAACCTCGGGCTGTGGAAGATTCTCGACCGCTTAGTTGACCCGACCCGGATGGAGTTCGAATGGGTGCGCGGCCACGTCGGAATCATGCACAACGAACGAGCGGACGAGCTGGCGGGAATCGCCACCGCCGCCGTCGAGAGCGGAAAGATCATCCTGTGAGTCTCGATCCGAGCCGCGTGCTGTTCATGGGCGTCAGCTCGACGCCGATCTGTTACTACCGATGCGCGTTGCCAGCTACGGCGCTGGGCGCCGATTGGGTGGGGGTCCACGGTGACCCGCCCGCGCTGACGATCGAGACGGGGCTGGTGAAGCACTCCACCCAGAAACCCGTGATGCTCGGGGGCGACTACGACGTGATCGTGGTGCAGGAGGTCTACGGCGAGGGCTGGCTCAAACTGATCGCCGACGCGCAAGAGCAGGGCATCCGGGTGATCTATGAGATCAACGACTACCTGCACGGCATTCCGAAACTGCGGGACCACCAGTACAGCCGTTTCTTCACCCCGCAGCGGTTGTCCTGGATCGAGCAGGCGATGGAAGCCGCCGACGCCGTCACCGTGACCACGAAATACCTGAAGAAGAAGTATCAGAAATTCGCGAAACGCATCTACGTGGTCCCGAACGGAATCGACCCCCGTCGATATGAACTTGATAAACCTGAACGCGCGTCGAGTGTTAACGTCGGGTGGGCGGGGGCAACGGGCCACTGGGAGGCGATCGCACCCTGGCTGATCCCGGTCGCCCACCTGATGGACGTGAACCCGAACGTTAACTTCGTCACCATCGGCCAGCCGATCGCCGACCACTTCAAACCGCGCTTCGGCGAGCGAGCCCTGAGTGTGCCGTTCGCGGCGATCGAGCAATACCCGGCGGCGATGACCCTGCTCGATGTCGGGCTCGCCCCGGCGGCCCACACGCGCTTCCACCGAGGCAAGTCTGACCTGCGGTGGGTCGAGGCGGGCGCTCTCGGCATCCCGCTGATCGCCGACCCGACCGTCTACAACGAAATCGAGAACGGGGTGACCGGCTTCCTGGCGCCCGACGCCGACAAGGTCTTCGAGTACCTGATGTTGCTCGTCGGCAACCCGCAGCTCCGCCAGCAGGTTGGTGAGGCAGCAAGAACACACGTTCGAGAGAAACGCACCATTCAGGCGATGCTGCCGAAATGGGAACGCGCCCTCGCTGGCGAGTAGGATCAGCGGTCTACGCCGAGCGGGTTCTCTGAACGTCCGTCGTAGGTTGCTAACCTAGAGGGCAGCTTGGAACCCACTCAGGCTGCCGATCCGAATCTCCTAGCTCACTTCGAGGGTCTGGTGCATGCCACGAGTCGGAAGCTCAAGCTCAATTCGAACGAGAAATGGAAGCCGGTCAAGCGCTATGACGTGGAGGAACTTCAGCAAATCCTCCGGGTCAAAGTATGGAAAGCACTCCTGGCCTTCGAGCCGCAGCGGTATCCCCGTCAGCGGCGCTTGAAAGCGATGGAGAGCTATGTCTACGGCTGTATCGCGAACGAGGTCAAGGACCTGCTCAAGCGAGACCGGGAACCTCTGCCGCTGATTGAGGACATCGCTCTGGCCGAGAGCCCGATGAGCGACCCCGAGAGTGCCAGCGATCGCTTCGAGTTCAGATACATGGGCACCGAGGACGATGCCTTCGATGAGGTCGAGCGCGATTCGGCTCCCCTTGTGCCAAACACCCTAAGTCTTGACGAGCGTTCAGTGTTAGCTCTGAAGTACCTGGGCTACACCGGACCCGAAATGGCCGAGCGACTGGGGATGACCCGTTCGCAAGTCGCCGCCGCGATCAAGGACATTCGGGAGAAGATGGAGGACTGGCGGCCGAAGTCGGCGGTGGCTCCAACGCCACCGGAGCGGGACCTGAGCCCCGCCCCGGTGGCCTGACTAACTGGCCGGGAAGTAGCTCCGGCCTTTCTTGGTTACCCGCTTCTCCTGCTCCAGGTCGCCCAGCACCCGGTAGAGGTAGTTCGGCTTGATCTTCATCGCCTTGGCGACATCGGTAGCCGAAATGCCGGGATCTTTCTCGACGAGCCTCAGGGCCTGCTCGGCTCGGGTCGGGACGCCTTTGCGCTGGCGCCGCCGTTTCGGCGTGGCCGACGCCGAAACGGCGCCCGCTTTGCGGGGGCGGCCGGTCGAGCGCCGTGGTTTGGCAGCGGGGGCGCTGCCGTTCATCGGGAGGGCGGCGATCGAATCCAGGATCGAGGATCGCTCCTTATCGATGGTGGAGAGCCTGCCCTGGAGCAGGTCGTGCGCCTCCTGAACCTCTGGTGCGACAGTTGACATCAGGTTGCTCCTTTCGAGCATTGACTCTGGGTGGGTGAGAATGTAGCACGGTCCTACAGACGTAACCGTTCGGATGTGCTATGGGGATGAAGTCGTCCGGGCGTAAGAATCGGCAACCGCCCTGCTGGAGAAGAAGCCCACCTTCTTCTTCTGCGGCTTCGGCTTTACCGGCAGAGACATCGCGAAGTTGGCCGTCAGGTCCGCATAGCGGAAAAGCGCCACCGTGTTCTCGGGCACGCCCTGGGTCCCCGGCGGCACGGTGTAGTCGAGTCTGGCGCAAGGACCGATTGCGAACACGTTGCGGTTGTTTTCGCGGGCAACCTCCCGGCCGCCAACCACGACCGGATTCCCGTTAATTCTGTCTGCCTGTTCGGCGCTCCCCTGGGAGTAGCCAGCGCACCAGATCACCTTGTCGTACCTGACCCCATCGACGTAGGCGCCGTTGTAGCTGGTCGAGACGAACCGGGCTCTGCGGGCGATTGGCCTGATTCGACCGTCTGCCTGTTCGGGCCTCGCGGGCCTCGGCATGGCGCGGCCGATCCCCTTGTAGCGCGAGCGGTTGCAGCGCTCCCACCCCTCGCGGTCATGCGATTCGGGGTCTACCCCGAACCAGTCGATCCGCTCGACCCAGTCGAGGGAGGCCACGGTGTCGGTGCGCGGCGGACCCTGGCCGATCAGCGCCTCGATGACGGTGCGCCCGGAGTCACCAGCGCCCACCACGGCGACGCTGCGCATCCCCTCCAACGGAAAGGGCTTGTCGAGACTGGCGAGAAACTGGGTATAGCTCAGCAATCTCTCGCCGTCACAGTTCTCGCCCGGCGGTACCAGCGCCTCGCCGATGCCGGTTGCGTAGATCGCCCGCTCGCAATCGATCACCGTTTGGTCGGTGAGGATGACTCGCCTGTTCTGGGCTCGGAGGACCTTGCGGCCGGTAACCACCCTTGCATTCATCGCCAGCGTGGCCCTGATCGCGAAGGCCATCTCGGTGTTGGTCTGATACTCGTCGCCGCCGAGGTCGGCGGGCTGCACGGGCGCGAACGGGATGAAGTTCAGCGCCTCGTCTCGGCCGGGCACTCCGAGTTCTCCCGGTCGGTTGCGGCTGTTGAGGAAGAAGCTGGGCATCGTGCTGACGGCGAAGATGCCACCGGCTCTCTCACCCTCCTCGATCACCAGCGGTTTCGGGCAGCCCTGGGCCACCCTGGCGGCGCAGTAGATGGCCGCGTGCAGGCCGCCGCCGATCACCACTTCGGGGACTTCCGATGGAACCGGCGTATTGGCCCACATCTGATCCAGCTCCGCATCGAAACGAGCCCGTGCCAGCGGATGCGTGGCGATTCCCGCCAGCTTCGCCGCGAGTGGGTTCTCGAACTCTTTGACGCGACCCATCATCGCCTCCACGCCGCCGTTCATGGTGAGGTCGCCAGTGATCTCTCGGATCACATCGCGCACTCGTTTCGGTGGTTCCATGCCTGCGCCTTCCTCTCTAATCGTTACCGTAGCCGTACTGCTCGTTCGCGAACTTCCTCGCCCGTTTCCTGCTGTCCTCAGACGCGGCGGTTCGCCCGGTGGTCAGACCCTCTTCCCACGGCTCCTGCTGGCCCTTGTGGGTCGAGTCCTCGGTGAATTCCTCTGCCATCGCGTCATCGCTGACGATGGCTTTGCCTTCGAGCCCGATGCCGAAGTTGACCTCGGGCGGAAAGCAGAACATGTGGTACTCGTTGGCCGTGTCAGTGAGCTGGTCCTCGGGTGGGAATATCTCAGCACCCGTCCAAAGCTCTCCGCAGCACTCGTTCTTGATCTGCTGTAGGTGGCGCCAGTTGCGCGCCGGGCTGCGGTCGTGCAGGTGAATCGAGAGCTGCTTGACCAGGTTGCCAGCCCGCCCCTCGCGGTTGTGGACGATGCACTGGTACCGATCGTTCGTCCAGACCTCGACGTTCGGATCGTCGCGGTAACGCTCATGCAGGTCCTCGCGCTCGGCCTTGACCATCGGCTCCCATTTGCGGATGTAGCCGCCGGGCATGGTCAGTCACCGCCCTCGCTGTATTTGGAGGTCGAGAGGGGTGCGTAAAAGTCGATGGGCGTCATTGGCTCGCCACCGTGATGCTCCAGGAACTCCTCGTTCGAGCCAAAGCAGCTCTCGGTGTCCGGGGGTCCCGTCTCGATGGTGGGGTTCTTCGGCTGCTTACTGACGTTCGCGCGGAAGATGGCCGCCCCGCGACACTGGCGCAGTTTCGGGTGATCCCACTTGCCGGTCATCTCCAGCGGGTCGGTGACGACGATGGTCTTGTGGCAGGCGATCGGCGCTTCGCTGTGTGCGATCTTGATCCAGTCGGAAGGCAGGTAGGGACCTAGCCAGCCGGGGATGGCGGCGCGGCGCCAAGGGCAGTCGTTGCAGGGCTCCGGGGTCGCTGGCGGGAATTTGCGGGTGAGGTCGTTCGGAATCTCGGTCATCCTCAGCCCAGTCCGGGGATGCGGTCCCCGACCTCCGGGTCGATGCTGGTGATCCAGCGCTTCAACAGCTCGCTGCCGCGAATTAGCAACGTTCGTTCCCCATACTGGAGGATGATGAAGTCGGTGCCGAGCCCGGCGCCGCAGCTTACGGAGGCGTCTATCTCCTCCACGCCCACCATCTCCTGTCGTAGGCCCAGGACGATGCTCAGATCGGGGTCCTTCAGATCACGCACTGGGAGGGACATCTCGGTGGGCTCCAGGCCAGTCGCATCAGCGGTTTTCATGCCCTTTCTGTCCTCGCCTTTTCTGGTAACGCTTGCCTTCATTTCCAGCTCTCCTTTCGGTTCCTCAGCCACGCGGCCAACTCTTCGGCGAGTTGGCCGGGCAACTTCCACCCTTTCGGTGCATGGTCTTCGGGTAGGGTCTTGGCCACGTCCGCCTGCTCCATCACGCGCCATTTCTCCATCCGAAGGATGCAAAGACGGAAGCAGTCGGCGCAAAACTCCACGCCGAGGTTGAAGTCGGGGTTGTGTTCTTCGATCAGGCTGTCGTGTTTGTATCGGGAGCGAACCGTGGGCTTGTGGTTGGGATCGGCCTCCTGCTTTTCGGTACACATTCCGCTGGCTTCCAGAATCACGCGGTTGAAATCAACCGCTTCAAAGACCTCGACGAATAGTTCGCTGACAAAGTCCATGACGTTGTAGAAGTCCTGCTCGTCCAGCGCATAGGCGCCGACGATCTGGCCCATCGTGGTGTGTAGCTCGCCCGCGAACATCGGCATGACGGCTGCCTCGGCTTTATCGCGTACGGGCATCAGCCTTCGCCCCTGCGAAGCCCTTGAGCGTGTATTCCCAGACTCCCATCAGTCGCCCCCGGTGATCGTCAGGCCGCCTTGGGCACCGATGGTGGTCCTGCGCCTAACGCGGGCCTTCCGTTTCCAGTCGCGGGGGTCGTACTCGGTGACTCCGATCCGCGCATCGCGGAGGCCGAACCGCCGGAAAGTGACGATGCTTCCCTTGAGGCCCGCATCCTTCAGGACTTCGGCGAGCGCGAGGACCTGGCCTTTCTCAACTTTCATCGTTCCCTCCTGGTCAGTTGTCGGAACTTCTGTTCGTTCTGCGAGGCGGCGCGCTCGATGTCGCCATGCTCGATTCGTGCGTAGGCCAGCGTCTGCTGGAGCGTTGCATGACCCAACAGTCGCTGCACTATCTCTAAGTCCATGCCAGAACGCAACCACAAGGTCGCGCAAGTGTGGCGGAAGCGGTGGTACTCCCAGCCGCCGAGGATCAGCGGAATCTTGCGGAAGCCGGTCTCGTACGGCGCTTTGAGGGCGACGCCGGTCGCAGTGTTCTTCCACCCGACGATCCAGGGGCGGTCGTGGACGACGCCGAGCTGACCGCGGACTTCAAGCCAGCGGTGGATCGAGTTGCGCAGCGGGTTGGTGAAGGGGACCTTGCGGAAATGGTCCTTGCCGTTTGACCGCTCGCCTCGTTGGGGCACGATGATCATGTCGTTGTCGGGGTGGATGTGATCGATCTCGGCCGTGAATATCTCGATCGACCGCAGCCCAGCTTCCAACGCGAGTCCAAAGATCGCCTCGCACTGGAGCCTCATCGCGTGATCGCCTATGCGGCGATATCGGCTCCTGCCCTCCTGGTAGCGCTGCATCCAGTGGTCGAAGCGGGGGCCGGGCGGCAGACGGGCGTTTAGAGCCTCCCAGAAGGCCCTCAGCTCCTTCGAGCTGTAGGGCTTCGGTTCGCTCTGGCCGGTCGCGCCCTTCGGGTCTTTGACGAGTTTGATCGCCATCAACTGCTCGGCGCCGACCAGGCCGTTCTCGAAGCCCCAGGTGAAGAAGGGGTTGACCATGCCGTGGCGCCAGCGGACGGTATTGACATGCAGGCCGTCGGTCAGCGCCGCGAGGTAGGCGCGCAGGTCGCCCGCATCGCATTCCTCCGGGCGGCTTTTCCCGGCGAACTCGGCCAGCCGCTCCAGCTCCTGCCGCTGCTGGCGCTGTCGCTTCTCGCTGAGCCCGTTGTAGAGCTGGTAGCCGGTATGGAAACGGCCGAGCGAGTCCGGGGTGTCGAGCGTGGCCGTGGTCATCGCGATCCTCCCTTCTGAGTCGTGAACGCATGTTCATGAACCATGAACATGCGTTCAGATTTCGAGCGTCGTCGCCTTCGACTTGCGCCAGTGGCCGACGACCTGGTATGCGGTGACGAAGCTGGTGATCAACCCGCGCCCCGGCACCATCGGGCGAATGGTGAGCCCGCGTATCTTGCGGACTGGATCGTTGTGTGCCTCCTTGGAGACGAGGGCGAAGGACCGCTGACCTCGCACATCGATCCTGATCACGTCGTCCTTCTTGATGCCGGTCAGCGAGGCCATCAGACCTCCCCGCTCGCGCCGCTGGCTGCTCCAGACCGAAGCGGGCGAACGATCCACCGGGTCCTGCGGCCGAGATCGGGAAAATCAAAGGAGTAGACAACGAATACGAGCCAGCCTCCGGTCGAGACCGGGGTGACGACGCTATCGACTATCTCCAGCTCGATGTTAGGGTATCTCTGATGCTGCGAATCCATTGCTTCCCGAACCAGCTCGGCGTCACCTTTGATCGCCATCTTCCTCCTCCTTCTCTCGTTTGTCACGGTCAGATTCCAGCTTGGCGATGACCTTCAGCGCCGCCGGACTCGGTGCCTCGACCTCGGCCATACCGTGGCGCGCTGCTTCCCCGCCGGTGTTGAATAGCGGCGTGCTGGTGGTGTAGTCGAGAAAGGGCTCGGGGTCCTCGATCATGCCCGCTGCCCCGCCGAGCCGGAGCGCAAGCGAGTTGTTCATGTCGTGAGTCCCGCACCAACCGGCGCAAGCTCGCCCGTCCTGTCGATGACAAAGGAACATTCCCGTCGGCTGAGAGGCGGTGTAACGGTCGTACTCGGGCAGCTTGCGATACTCGCTCCGGTCCCACAGACCGCTGGGCACGTCGCGGCGGTAGGGGCAGGAGCCACATGGGTTCGGCGCCGGGGGTTTAATCACCTTTGACATCCCAGTCCACCTTTCTCAGCCATCTGAAGGCAGGTACATGACCGCGCTCGATGCCTAGGGTTGCGTTCCTTAGGGCAAGAGTGGCGCAGCCCGAGCAGTATTCGACGGACCTGTCGAACTCCTCCATGCCTGCCGGTATCTCCTCGGGCGGGATCACAACTTCCAGAATGTCAGTGGGCTCCTGATCGCAGCCATACGCTCCGCAGCTCATGCCTCACTCCTAACTAGGGCAGCCAGTCGATCGACGTTGTCGTTGATGTTCGCGGCGCTGTCGAACGGGCCGCCCTTGGAGTGCAGCAGGACTCCGCCAACCACGGCTACGAACGCCCGTTGGACGTTCGCTGGGATGTCGCCGAGAGCGCCGTCGAGATCGCGCTCGTCATAGCAGCGGGTCATCCCACGCGGGCCGTCGAGGGCGGGCATCATCTCGTTGACCACCACGGCCATGCGGAGGACGCCCGCCTTGATCAGATCGACGTTGTCGCTGCCAACGACGATCAGGTCGGCGAACAGTTTGGTCATCTCCAGGACCTGCTCGACGGCGTCCTCGCCGTACTGTTCGACCAGTCTGGCGCGTTGCTCGGCCAGGAAGTTGCGGCGCATCCGATTGAACTCGTCGTCGCCGTCTTCCGGCGGTAGGATCGGCGGCAGGATGTCGTTGATGTCGGCCATCACCCTCCTTTCTCTGGTTCGTCGGGGCGGCCTTTGTAGCCCGACCCGATGCGGTTCTTGAAGAAGCCCTGGTGAATCCGCACGTTGATTGCGTACAGCGAATGCTCGTGGGCTCGCATCTCCGGTTCCCGGCGCATGTCGTGTTCGAGCGCCCGTTTGGAGAGAGCCTTTTGGTCTTCGGCTTCGACCAGCGCATGACAGACTCCGCACGCCGCCCACGGACCTTTGCTGCCGCCCGCTGGCATTCCCATGACCTGGATTCCGTACTCGAAGTCTTTGCACGGGTGGGTCCAGACATCGCCCTCCTCCATGACGTTCGAGCAGAAGTCACAAACCTCCTGGACGACGATGCTGGTGAAACGTTCGTGTCCACAGTGGGGGCAGACCAGCGGCGCGGGCGGCATCTTCTCGAAGTCGAACTTGGAATGGCACCCGTTGCACTCATAGATCGTGTTGCTGGCGACGCTGGGCATCAGATGTGGCTCCAAGTCTTGCGAGTGACGATGTTGGAAATGGTGGCCTGCGAGACGCCGAACTTGGTCCTCGCTCAGCTTCGGAAGCGCCAGCCTCACTTTTCACCCAGCAGTTCCAGCGCGCGGGCTACGCCCATCGGCGTGAGGGACCTGCCACCGCTGCCGACCTGAAGTAGTCCCTGCTTCAGCATGTAGGGCTCGACCCGCAATTGCACGGCCTTGGTGTCGCGGCTGAGCCCGATCGCGGTGGCGATCGTGTTGATGCTGGCGCTGTAGCTGACTTCGCCGTCGCCTTTGCGCTCGCGGCGGCAGCGTGTGTAGAGGAACCGGAGCGTGCCCTGCATCTCCCGCGTCAGGCCGTCGTGCGTGGTCTGGTTCATCTCCAGGACCTCGGTGGCGATGAAGGGCGTGATGTAGTTATCCGGGGGCGCTAGCGATTCGGCGTTGCGCAGGAAGTTGTTGACGACGCGCGGCGTGAACCGGGCGGCGCCAGCGAAGAGTTCGGCGATGCCGGGCATGAGGGTGAGGCCGAGCGCAGTCGCGTTGCGTTCCGCGATAACTGCTAACTCGCGTTGAGAGTAATCCTCAAGGCGCGGGTTCAGCGGGAAGCGATCGAGGAACGGATCGGGCAGGCGGCCGGGGTCGGTGGTCGCGCCGATCACAGTGACGGCCGGGAAGGAGACCATGCCCTCGCTGGTCATCAGCACACCGTCCTCCAGCAGGGCGAGGAAGACCTCGGGTGCGGACATCGCTTCCTTGCCGCGCCGCTCCATCACGGCCTGCATGTGAATCTCGTCAACGAACAAGATGTCGCGGTCCTCCATGACCTCGCGGAGGGCCAGCAGTGTCTCCATCGAGACGGGGGCGGCGACCTGGAACATGCGGCGACCCAGTTCGTTCGCGATGACGTTGGCGAAGGTGGTCTTGCCGGTTCCGGCCGGGCCGACCAGCAGCGCGTGATCCAGCGCCTCGTTTCGGGTGAGGGCGGCGGTGATCACGCGCTGCATGGCGGCTTTCGCCCGGTTCTGTCCGACGACATCGGCGAACCTGGTGGGTCGCAGCCGGTTCTTGGAGCTGGTCTCCTCGCCTACTGGTTGCGGCGCGGCCTCTCGGGCTGCCTGGGCGTCGGATTCTTCCTTGCTGAGGTTGCGGAGGCGCGCGTCGATTTCGCGCTGCTCGTCCTTCAGCTCGTGCAAGCGCCGCCGCACGGCGGCAGCCTCAAATGCGTGTGGGTCAAGTCCGGTGGGCATCTAACCCTCCTATGGTTGGTCGAAGCGTTGCATCATGCTACAGAAGATTTGCCCCGGTGGGTGGAGAAACCCACCGGGGAACGCGCACTACGCTTTGGGCATCAGCAACTGCTCCAGGGCGTCGTCCAGCAGGGTGACACCTGCGTTGAGGACCGAGAGCTTGGTGTCGAGCAGGCTCTGGTAGCGCTCGATGCCCTCTTTGATCCGCAGTCGCTCTGCCACGAGGTTCTTCTGGCGGTCGCCGCGAACCGGCGTGCCCGCCTTCAGGCGCTGGCTGCACTCGGCCAGGAGAGAGTCGATCTCGCCCTGCACGTTCTCCGTGTAGTGGCGCTGGATCATCTGCTTTTCCGGCGCGTCGGCCAAGCACGGGATGATGGCCAGCTCGGCGAGCCCGGCGCCTTTGTAGAGGCCGCGCAGCACCGACTCGATCGACTCCAGCGTCCCGTGCGAAACCTTCGGGACGAAGAACACACCCTTATTCTGGATGCGCGTTGAGTGATCGGCGATCAGGGTTTCTCGGATCGCGGCGCGGACTTTGTTGCCGGGAACTTTGGTCCCGTTGGCCTCGTACTCGGCGCGGATCACGTCACCCAGTCTCCGGAGTTCTTTGTAGAGTTTCCGGTCGTCCAGGGCTTCGTGTTTAATCACGCCGTCCTTGGCGGCGAAGGTGATTCGCATCGCCTTCGGATGCTCGATCAGGCGCTGATCTTTGTCGCGAACGAGCTGCGTGATCTGGTACACGCATTCCTCGCTGGACTCCAGCACCCGATCGACCTTGATCTCATGGGTGCGGTCTTCTTCGGTTCGACGCGACTCCACCGACCGGCAGGCAGCCATGAACACGTCGGCGGGGCGGCGCTGTCTGGGGACCAGGTTTTCGTCCAGTCCCTCAGCGAGCCAGAGGCGTCGCAGTTTGGTGGCGGAAACCGGCTGGTTCGGAATTGACACCAGCGCGATGTACCCTAGGATCATTTCGGTCGTCACGTCACCGCTGGGGGTAGCGGCGACTACGTTCTTGGCACGGCGCTTAGTCATCCTCCATTCCTCCTAGCTGATGTTGACGGCCAGTGCATCGGTGGCCGTGTTGGCTCCCGCGAGGTCATAGGCTGAGACGAGCGTGTCGCACATCTCCTCCTGGTATTTGCTGGGAGAGTCGCCGATCATCACACCGTGAATGCGAACGCCTTGACCGCGCAGGCTGTCTCGCAGCCTGGTGTCGTCGGCGCCGTATCTGTCGATGCCATCGCTGATGTGAACGATGTCGGCTTTGTTGAAAGTCATCGTGCCCGTCCAGTCCTGGGCGAGCTTGAAGGCGGGCGTTGCATCGGTCCCGCCATTGAAGAAGTGAGCGGCCATATCGACCACGGTTGCTGGGTCGAACAGTTCGTTGTGGGCGAAGGTCCACGTCTCTTGCTCGCCCGAGCTGGCGAAGCCGATGACGGCGGCGTCGCGCTTCTCTTTGCGAGCGATTGCGATCAGCGCCAGGGTGACGGCCGTGGCCCAGACGAGCTTCTGCCCGCCCATCGAGCCGGACTCATCGCGCAGGATGATCAGCGGTCCAAAGCCCGCCTCCTCCGTGCCCTGCTGTTGGTACTGCAACAGGGCTCGTTCCTCAAACCGGCGCATAAACTCCAGTTCGGTCGTCGGGTCGAGCAGGAGCATCTTCTCGCTCGGGAGTAGAAGCTCGGGCTCGTTGCCCAGCTCGACATCGACAACCTCTTCGCGACCTCCGGTGATCCGGCGAGCGCGTTTGAAGCGCATGTCGCGAAGGATGCGGCCGACCATCTCGGCGACCTGCATCAGCATCGGGTTTTCCTTGAACATCGAGGCAAGTTTGAGTGCGTCTTCGGGGTTCAGCTTCTGCCGTTCGCCCGGTCCAACGCCGGGCAGGCTGGCGATGAGCTGCGCGTCTTCCTTCCCCTGTTCGGCGGCTTCTTCCAGTCCGGCGGCGGCGGCCACGGTGACGGGCAGTTCGCCCATCTTTTCCATATTCTTGTGCAGCCGGGCCTGAGCGTTGTGCTTACGGTTGACGGCTTCGGTTAGTTCTTCCTGTTGTTCGGGAGTGATCTGGCCTTCCGCGTTGCTTACTTCTTCGCGTATTTCCTGGGCCTTTTCCTCCTGCCGTTCGACCGTCTGCTCCTGCTTCTCGGCCTCCTTCGCCTCCTCGCCCAGCTCGGCCATATGCTCGGCCAGCGTCTCCCGGACCTGTTCGCTCATCCCCATCGTGGCGAAGGCGGACTCGATCTCCTGATGGCGCGTGATCGGCCGGGCGCCGTTGAACTCGGTGGTGCCGATCAGATGCTGCATGACGCGACGGTTGACCTCACGCGAGGGCTTGATCTCGTCGGGGGTGAGGACTCCAGGTTCCTCATACGTATAGAGGGATTTGAACACGTCGCCGACCAGGTCTTCCCAGTGGGGGACGTACTCCTCGGAGCCTTCGCCGGTCTGCTCGATCTCCGGCGCGCGGTCGATCTCGGCCTTGAAGACTTTCGCCTCTTCGGCCATCTTGTCGAACATGCCATCGTCCATCTTCGATCGACGGACGGTGGACTTCTCGCGACGTTTGACACGGTTCGTGTTGAAGAGGTCGCTTATGAGGGTCATGTCAGAAGTCCATTCCCAGCGTTTTCCGCACGCTGCGGCGGTGGCGGTCGATCTCGGCCGCGATGGATTCCAGTTCGGAAGCGTCGTGCCCTTCGGTTGCCGCGTCCGCGATGTTCTGTTGGATCTCTTTGTTGAGGTTCGTCAGGGACGCCGCGAGCGTGGTCAGCTCGTTGACGACTTCCTTGTCGGGCTCGGTCGAGGAGTCGCTGGGCATCTTGCCCTGGGCGTCGCTGAGACGCTTCTGGAACTCCTCCAGGCTGGCCCGTGATCGAGCGGCCTGTTTGCCGATGGTCCCGGCGAAGTCGAGGGTCAGCTCCTGCGCGATCGTCAGCTCCTCGGGGTCGTTCCAGAGGATGTGCTCGAACAGACGCAAGTCCTCCGCTTTGACCTCGCCGCGCTCGCTCAGCAGCGCCATCGCCTGGCAGATTTTCACACCCTCGAACATGCGGCGTGAGGACAGGTGAAGGTTCTCGCGCTCGGCTTTCGACTGGAGTTCCGCAACCTTTTCCATGACACGATTCGGCACTTCGATGTTGGCGCTGGCCTCCTGGAGGAGTTCGATCTCCGGGACCGTCAGCGTAGTGTTGGTGGTGGCGATCGCTTCGCCTCGGTTGCGGGCGATCTGGCCGGTGAGGATTTCGCGGATGCCATCCTCGGTTCGGACGGGCTCCACGATGCGGCGGATGCCGAGCCGGTCGCTGAACGCGATCAGCTCCTCTTTGTCGTGGCCGGGAAGCTCGTTCGACGCGGCGATGATCGACCACAGCGGGACGGTGATGATCTGCCCGTCGTTTTCAAACAGGCGCTCGTTCGCCATCTTCAGCAGCAGGTTGAGGTTGACCGCGTTCGACTTGAAAATCTCATCCAGGAACGCGAGGTTCGCCTCGGGCAGCCGCCCGGTGGTGACGCGCCGGAACTTGTCTTCTTTCATCGCCTGGAAGCTGATCGGCCCGACCAGCGCGTCGGGCGGGGTCTGCTTGTTGAGCAGATGCGTGAAGAGGGTGGCGCCATCGACGTGCTTGAGGAACTGGTCCACCATCATCGACTTCGCCACGCCGGGAGGTCCGAGCAGAAGCATGTGGACCTTGGCGATGACGGCCGCGAGCAGCAGGTCGATCTCGACCCCGCGCTCGACAACCTCGTCCTTCATCTCGTTGCGGATGTCGCGGGTCTTCGCTACGGCTGCGGCGACGGCGGCGTCGGTCACGGTCATGGGGGTACGGCTCCTTTGGTCGAAGGTTGGGCGTTAACGCCCAACGGACGTTACCAGATGGTTGTATGGTCATGCAACAAAGCACGGTGAACGCCTAGAGCGCCAGGTCAAAGACCAACCTCGCGGTCGGCGCCAACCGGCCGTTCGCGTGTCGATGCCTGTTACCAACACCACTGAGAACGGACACGCGGTGAAGGGGATAGCCCTAGACGTTCACCCTGCTCTACGGCAGCTCGCCCTTAGAGAAACCGATACACGACCTCGCCGTTGGGGCGCTCGAAGCGAGTTGCTGGCGCCGACGCGCCGAAAGACAGTTCGATCGACTCGCGCAGCCGACTGACATCGACTCGATCCAGCTCATCTCCCTCCAACCATTCCACGTCGTAGTCCTCATAGGGGTCGGCGCTCATGACGGCACCACCGACCCCAATCGTGTAGATGGTCCCCCGGACGCGGATGCCGCTGTTGCCAGCGTCCTCGCCATCGGTGATGTGCTGGATGTTCGCTTCCAACTCGTATTGCTTGCATTCCCCATAGGGGCCTGGTTCGGTCTGCCAGGTCTCGGTGTAGGTGATCTCAGTGTTGGTCATGGGAATCACCCCTCACTTTCACGGACGCGCTTAACGGGTACCAAGCCCGCGAGCCATCTGCGCAGTCGAATGCGATCAGGCCACTGCCGCGGTCACGCACCACCCTCACTACCTCCTTTCCACTGTTCGTGTCGAACTCCCTGGCGCACTCGTCACACATCACGAGCGGCTGCCCGTCCGTGCTTTTCTGGAGAAGCTTGGCACCGCAGTTGGGGCAGGCAGAGCCTTCGGTGAGTGGCAGCTTGCCCTCGCTCGGCGGGGCGATCGCAACTAGCTCGGCACCCGAGCCGAGGTCGGCATAGATCCCGTCCTCGCGGACATCGAGGTCAACCGGCTCCCAGTCGTTCGTCTCAACCATCTCAGCGAGGTAGTCGCGCAGCTCCCGCTCGGTCATCTCGTCAGCGGTGGGGCTGATCCGGTCGTGGCAGATGGTGTAGGTCTGGGTGTCACGGGAACCAACCTTCCAGTCCTCGGCGACGAGGTAGTAACGACTCGGCTCATCGTTCGCGGGGTCGCCCGATTCGCCTTGGTAGAGAAAGACATTGGGCTCGCCGTCGTCGGTGCCGGTGGAGGCGTTGAGGTAGATAAGCTCTTGCCGATCGCCGTCGTTGCTGCGGACGACGTATCCGACTTGGCCGCGCGCAGTTGCGTACGGGATGTACGTCACGCTGTCGTCGGTGACAATCGCGGCGCCCATCCAGACGATCTCGGCATCGCAAAAGACCTCGTAGTTGTCGGGTCCCAAATTGAAGCTATCGGTCATGAGGTCTCCTCGTCCAGTAGGTAGGCGCCTTCGGTGTCCAGTTCGGCGAGCCGGTGAGTGGCGATGGCGACCAGGTCGCGCAGCCATTCGGCGTTGTTCGCATTCGCCTCTCGACAGACCTCATGGAGGAGCAGGATCGGTGAAGGCGCCCCGGCTACACGCTCAAGCGATGGCGCCCGGACCCACGAGATGATCACATGGGGGCGGTCATAGCCGGATGTGTAAGGAATTTTCGTCAGCGTGCCATTCTTGCAGGTGATGCAGGGCTTACCATCCACATGGAGGCCGAGCTTCGGGGCGCCGCAGTTGAGGCAGATGAAAAGCTCAGCGGGCATCGTCGGCCTCCCGGTTCACACGGCGGATGGCGACCTGCTCGCTCGGCAGAATCCGGCGTTCCAGTTCATTGATCGCTGGACCGATGTAATCCTCGTAAAGGCGGGCGGGTTCGTTACCCTCCTCGTCCTCCAGGAAGTCTGCAATCTGTTCGCGCGTCAGCTCGCCGCGCGCCTCCAGGATCAGGAAGACCTGCTCCATGATCGGGTCGGCGGTGAGCCGGTGCGGCACGTTGCCATCGGCCTTGCGGACCAACTTGGACTCGGTGCAAAAACTGAAGCCGAAGTCACCGGGTCCACATAGGGCGGCGCGACCCTGGATTACGTCCAGCTTACAAACCTCCATGAGATCGCCGTCGAGCGCGCGGACTTCCGCCCCAACCCAGTCGGCATATTCGCTCAGTTCGATCTGGAGTTCCTGCATGGCTTCGCGGATCTGCGAGTAGAAGTCCTGTTCGGCGGCGCCGATTGCGCCCGTCGCCTCGAAAGCGAGGGTGAGAAACCTGACTGCGTCTTGGCCAAGGTCGAATAGGCATTCCGGGTCCCAGTCCTGCGTGCCGTCAACGGCCATCCAACCCGATGATCTACCGGCGCTGTAGATCGTGTTAAAGCCGTTCTCGGCGGCGAGTAGTTTCGCGTCGTCCCACCAGTTCTCCTGGGCACGCTGTTCGCACGCCTCGGCGACGGCGTCGGGCAGCGCGTAGAGAGCGATTTGAACGTCAGCGGGCATCGTGTGGCGGACCAGTTCTGCCTTGACGTTGACTGCCCACATATTGTCCTTCAGGTTGATCAGCACGCTATCGCTGCCGTTCGAGACGCGCACGTCCCGGCCTCGGAAGTAGCTGTTGGGCTTGGTGTTGAAGGTGTACCTAGTCATCGTTCGGTCCTTTCACGAGTAGGCGAAGTCCCGATTTGCCTACGTTCAGGTCGAGCCAGCCCCGGCCAACTCGCACCGTCCACATGGAGGGCTTCGCGGGCCAGTGAAAGAGGTTGATCGTGATTGAAATACTGCCCTTCATCAGCGAAACCTCCGTTCGAGATAGCGGCGCTGGCGGGCGCGGCGATCGAGAAGGCGACGATTGCGGCCAGAGCAAAAGCGCCGCATCAGTCCAGTTCTCCTTCCAGGTCGGCGCTCCAGATGGCAAGTTCTTCACCGTGTTCGGTGGCGAACTCCAGTTGGCGCGGCGTGTAGTCCTTGAAGAACTCCGCATCGGTGTCACCCGGCTTGCAAGACAGGAAGCCGAGCAGGTTCGCGAGCGTCAGCTCATCGTCACCGGCAGCCGCGCCGGGCGAGAACTCTTCGCCCGTGAAGACGATCTCCCACACCGGCAGCATGGCCAGTTCCTGGCCGAAGGCGTCACCCATCTGGTCTTGCATGGTGTCGGGCGCGCCGTTCGCCCTGGTCAACTCCAGGACGCGCTCGCGATCGAGGATGCAGAAGCGGAAGGCGAGCACTGGCCAGCCGCGCCCGTCCGTGGTCTGCGTGTCCCAGGTTTCGACCATGTAGTCGTCGCGGGTCCAGGTGCCCAGCCACTCCAGGCGGTCGGGGTTCGAGATGCCGTCGCCGAACGGGAGGTCCAGCGATTGCGAACTTGCGAACTTGCGCTCGATCACGTCCATCGGGTCAACTCCTAACGTGCGTTGAGGTTTTCTTCGGCAGCCGTTTGAGCGGCTGCCTTGGTCGGTCCCATCCCGGCGGCCAGTTCGGTGCCGTCGTCGTCGGTAAGCACGCACTGGTAGCAGCCGGGGAAGGGGAGCCAGTAGAACTTCGTCTTGGCTGCCATCAGACGCGCGGTTCGCAGGCGGCTTCAAAGCGCTCGCGATCGAATTTCGGGTTGTCGGAGTGGAAGGCGTCACCGAGCCGGTCGATGATCGCCTCGGCGACAACGTCGGAATCAACCTCAGTCCCGTTGAATTCGCTCCAGCCACGACTGACGGCGTCGGCGATCATGTCATAGTGCATCCGGCTCAGCAAGGTGGCTCCTCTCCAAGGCGTTCGACATCGAGTTCATGTAGTCGCCGCTCCAGGAAGGCGGCGGCGTCGCGCAGCGCTTCGGGGTCATCAGGCAAGCCCATAGCCACTTCCAGCGCTTCGCGGGCGCCCCGTCGAGGGTTCCCACATCCGGCGACAAGCGCAAGCGAGGGAGTGCGGACCCAGACATCGAGCCGGTGCGGCAGGTCGTAGTTGTTCCGGAAAGGGACTGGCGAATAGGAATCCGCCTGAATGCAATTCGGGCAGGTTTCCCCCGACATTGAAAGCGCGCTCGTTCGACCGCAGCCGCTGCATTGGAGAAGGTCGCCGGGTGCCATCAGGTGCTCCGGGCATAGTAGCCCTCACCCTGGTAGTTGACTTCGACGTAATCGGCCGTCAGCGCGTCGGCGGCGGCCTCCCAATCGATGTAACTAAGCGGCCAACCCTCCTCGCCGCTGATCGCGCCGATGTCCTTGGCCAGCTCGCGGGCTAAGTCCTCGAATTCCCACGTCGGGATCATGGTCTCGCCATGGTTGAACTCGCTGACCTCGTCTTCGATCGCCTTGATCTCATCGAACTCTTCGCGGTCCTCGCGGGTCCAGGGCGTCCAGTCCTCGCTTCCCTCGTTCGCGGGATCGTGTAGAGCAAGCAGCTCATCGCGTCGCTCGGCAAGGTCGCGGGTGTCGATGTAGCTCATGAAGGTTCGCTCCCCTCTGCGTCAAGCGCCCGGATTAGGTCCTCGATGGTTGAGAACTGCTCCTGGGCGCTTTCGACCGTCTTGAAGTCCCTGAGCAGGACGAAGCCCGCGCTGTCAGTCCCGACGATCCATTGCTCAATGCGAGCGTAGTGCCCATGCGTGTCGGCCACTCCGCATTCCTCATCGGCTAGGCCATCGGTGACCAGGTCGTCCAGCGCGGCGGCGAGAATGCGATCCTCGGCGCGCTCGTACTTGCTGGACTCTGAGCGGGCGGTTAGCTCCGTTCGCCGTTTCGCGGCCAGCTCGGAGCTATAGGCGAGGCTGATTGCCTTGGCGATGATGTCTTCGCGGTTCATTCCCGGCTCCTTTCCTGCTGCCGTTGAAGGATAGGCCGGAACCCGCCCGAAGGCGAGCCCGGCAGGTTCGCGCACGTTCGATGCAGCGCCAAGCTCCGTAGGCTCGCGCACCGGGGGCTAGAGGTCGCCGAAGGCAACATAGGTCGGTGGAAAAGTCGGGTTGACGCTGCATCCAACGTGCGTTCGCAGTTTAGCTCGTTCGCTTGTTCAAGCGGTTCGCGCGACTCTGCGAAACAAGGAAGTGAAGCGGCGTGATTTGCGAGCTTGAGAACGGACGGTGATCGGCACGTTGACCGCACCACCACGATGTTCGATCGGCAGGCAAATCACGCCGCGAGCGGAAGGCGGAAGCTCGTACCGGCCGTTCGTGTACGTGGAGTCCGGTTGCATCGCTTGGCTCCTTCCGAAGTTGATCGTTCGATGCGCCACCACCCGTGCAGAGCGCTCTGCTGTCCCCCGTGCTGATTGAGGGAGTCTGCGTGCGGCGGCGCATCCAACGATCCGTTCGCAGTTCCTTTTCGGGCGCCCGTTCGCTAGGGGGGCGAATGGCGCCCGAAAAGAAACTGCCCTCACGAGGAGGGCAGCTCCTTGGCCAACGCGGCGACTGCTGCGAGCGGCATCGCTTTGATGCGCCCGCCGCCTGAGGGCGTGTACTCGGCGAACAGGTACTTGCTGTCGCCTTTCTGCGAGGCGCGCTCGACCACGCTGACCTCGCCCATGCCGCCGACCGCGTACGGGCCTGCGACGACGACACCCTCACGGGTGCGCGGCTGCACGGTGGCGGCCTGCTCGGTGGCGGCCTTGACCGCGTCTGCGAGCCTGTTGGGCGCGGGCGGCGTGGCCGTCTGCGTTGCGGTTGCGGCTTTGCTCATTCGTTCGTCTCCTTGTGCGCGTTTACGGTGCGGGTCGAACTCAGCGCGCGTCAGGTCATAGAGGCGTTTCCGCTCAGATCTGACCGCGCGCTCAGTTCGCGTTCGCCCGTTCGTTCGTGCGTTCGCAAGCGCTTAGGGGCGAGCCCGGCGCGCCGTGGCGCGCGCCCGAGAAAAAATGCGTGGGCGCGCCCGAGAAAAAATGGCCGGATGTTCTAATCAAAATTCACTAGATCATCCGTCCAGATGCGGGGCCGAACGCGGCGAGTGCCGCGACGACCACGGGAGATAGTCGCCGACCCGTTACCGGGCGGCGATGCCGCGTCCACGGCGTGGCCGGGACGCGGTGAGCGTCCGGCGTAACCGTGGGATGCGACAAGGGATAGTCACCGGCCCGTTACCGCCCGCACAGAGCCAAGCGCGGCGAGCGGCGTCCCGCGCCTGGTCGAGGAGCCCGCCGCCGGTAACGGCTGGCCGACTATGGAGCTGAGTGAGTGGAAACACCCGACCGGCGCCGGGCGGTAGCTAACCCCGCCGCCCGGCCCGGTAACGGGTTGCCGACTATCTTGATAACGCCCAACATCCGTTGAGACCTATTGACAACGGGCGCGGGCGGTTTCAGACTGGGGCAAGAGCCGCACACACTCAACCGAACGGGGTTAGCAATGTCTACCGACCTTTTCACCAAAGCAGTCGCCAATTCAGCCGAACAGGGCCGCGACGAATCCCAGCACGAGGCCGCCAAGATCGGCGCCGCTGCTGAGCGCAAGCGGTTGGAGGAATCCGAACTCGCCGCGAAGGCATGGGGCGAGAGCGCCGACCGCAACGGCCGGGCGGTTTCATGGCAGCGCCGAATCCGCGTGGACGGCGAGGTCCGTCACGTCACGATGTGGGAGCGCGACGGCGCATACTCTGAGCGCGCATTCCTGCGACTGGCCAACCGGGCGGCAGCGCAAGCCGTCCCCGGCGGCTGGAAAAACGGCGAAGCGGTCGAGTCGGTGGCCGCTGAGATCGTCGCCCGCGTGATGACCCGGACCTGCGGCCGGATGCCCAAGCGCGGCAGCCTGGCGACCTCCGACCGAGCCGCCGATCCCGATTTCTCTTACCTGGTCAGCATGGGGCGATTTGCCGCCGCCGATGCTCTGGGGGGCGCTGCTGCTGGCCTCTCCGCTGAGGTCGCGCCGATGGCCGCTGGCGAGGGTGCCGGCGTCGCCGATCTGGCGAGTCTGGCTGCCGAGTCACTGGCCGCCGCTGAGAGCGCCCCTGACGCCGACCGCTACCTGGCCGAGTCACCCACCGCCGAGCACTGGTCACAGCGCCCGGTTGCCCAGTGGGCGTCTGTGGACTGGACGTGGGCGGAATCACTGGCCGACTCATGCGCCCTGGTCCTGACCCCCACCACCACCACCGCAGTGCGGCGCGTCGCCATCGAGTGCGGCGAGCGCACCCGCGCGGTGGAGGCCGCGATCGTCTGCGCCATCAGGCCCGCTGCCCTCGCCGCCGAACTGGCCGAGGCGGGCTACGGGTCCAGCGCTGGCGCTGTCCGCAAGGCGGCGTCTCTGGGGCGCGGGATTCTCGCCGATGCTCTGAGGCGCATCCCCACCACCCCGCGCCACTGGAGCGCCGCCGACTGGCGCATGGTGGAGGCAGTGGCCATCCTCTGCGACCTGGAGCAGGCCGAGCGCGAGCGGGCACACGTCCTGGAGCAGGCGCCGCCGAGCTACAAGGCGCCGACGCTGCCCGACTACCTGCCCTCCCAGAAGGTCGACCCCGACGATCAGGTCTGGGAGACGCCCGCCGAGTTGATCGGCTATCCGTCCGGCGCCCTGGAGGCGTAGCGGAATCTCGCCGATCATCTACGTGTACCCACCGCCAACCGAAGGGAACCCACCCATGAGCCGACACACCGAACTAGCCGTCGATATGACCACCGTTGCGGGACGCGCGGGCTTGAGCGCCCGGCTGCGCCCGGCCTCTACGTTTCAGGATCGGATAGACGCCTGCGTGGCGGATGCCGATCGCGTGGTGGCGCGGCGGATGGCCGCACAGCTGGCCTTCCTGCCGCTGTCAGAGCGCGCCAGCGCCGCTCGGCGGCTGCATTTGATCGAGGGTGGGGGAGAGAGGATTTCAGGCTAACGGGGACGAGCATTCACGCGCGCGCAACTATCCGGTTGCGCGTCGCCGCTTCTCCCCGATGCGCGGCGGCTGACTCCGCTCGGGAGTCGCCTGCCCTACCCCCCCTTCTCGGTACCCACTTTTGGGTAGCGAAACCGCCCACAACACACCCACGCGCACACCACCCCCGAAAAAATCGATCCCCAAAAATTGAACCTGCCCCGCTAACTTAAAGCTAGCTTCGTCCCCCTTCTCCAACCCGGCTCGACCCCTCCGAAACGGCGCAGCTCCCCGAGAAAGACCCGAGCTTCATCTTCCAATAGCCGCTGAACCCTCTGAAACCGTAGGAAAACCTTGCAGATTGCTGGGTAGAGCGGGTCGGCGAGATTCTTGCGACGAATTCGTCCACTTTCCTGGTACCCTGCCGTCGTTCGCTGGCTCGCCCATCCGATAACACGAGCCCCAGCGGTCGGCAGGATTCATAGGTCGGGTAGGGGCGAGAGCCCGGCCGTAAAGTTTCATCAGACCCGGAACCCCCAGCTAGGCAAGCGAACGGGCTGAGCGTTCGTCTTCACCACTTGACCAATGATTGAAAGGCTTTCAGTGACGGAGAATTCTGCCCCTCGTTCTCGCCGGGCGTTCATCACGGTGAACCCGTTTGTGCCGGACGGCGAGATTCGCGTCGGCGGCACGGTGATCCTGACCCGTGCGGCCAGCGACGAGGAAATCGGATTCGCGGCGACAGCGCGGCCGGTGTCGGTTCACGACGAGAATCACGCCCAGAGTCTCGAACGCGGTCTGAGGGCGCAGGGGGTCGAGTGCAGACGGCAGGAGTGGGCGCCGTCGTGGAGAGGTCGAGCCGATGACCGAGGTTAAGCGCATCGACATCGCAGAATTCCGCGCGCTCGGGTTCCTTCAGGAGGCCAACCGACTGTTCTTCCATCCCCTCGGGCTGGGGCTGGAGGCCGTGGCCGAAAAGTGCCCGGTCTGCCTGGGGGGCGGGGAGGAGATGATCAAGGGCGAGGACCGGCGAGCGAAGGGCGTCCCGTGCGAGCGCTGCCACGGCTCCGGGCAGGCCGAGCGCCTGGGCGGCGTCTGGGACTACCGCCAGGACGCCGAGGGCATCTACTACGACTTCGCAGAGGCGACCTGGTCCCCCTACGTGGTGGACGCAGGCGCCAAGGCGGACTACGTTGCGGCCGAGATGTTGCGGCACGCTCCGGCGCGCGAAGCGCTCTTTGGCGACGGCGTCGTGGTCGAGCCGCTGCCCGCCGAGGACCAAGCTGACCAACCACAATCAAAGGAGAGCAGCAAGTGAAGATCAACGTCCGGCACGAAAGCGCCCAGGAGGTAGCCGAGGAGACTCAGTCCCACCCGGCGAGGACCTGCGTCTGGATCGTCGGCGACGACGGCGAGACGCAGGACACGGCCTACCTCGAACCCGGCCAGGCGCTGCCGATCGAGATCGAGATCGACGCCGTGGTGGACGCGTACACGTTCGGCCCGGTGGGTCCCATCGAGGTCCCCGTAGCGGCCGAGGAGGCGCAGGCGGCCGAGGGCGGCGAAGGCACGCCGATCACCTAGGCGCAGGACCCGGACTAGATCGCAGCAACACAGACGGGGTCGTCCCTTTCAACGCCGGGGCGGCTTAAACGACCCGGCTTAGCGGGGCGCCCGACCGGACTCGGCGGCCTCCCCCCCGGGGTCGATACTCCGGCGTAGGCGCGTAAGGCCGAGAATCGCGCCCAGCTTCGACCAACCAGTGAAAGGACACGAGATGCCCGACTACGCCATCACTGTCTCCATCGAGGGGCTGCCGCCTAACGACAACGAGTACGACGAGGACCGCTACCTTGCGCAGTTTTTCCGAGTCGAAGTTGAGCTGGTGGAGCTGTGGAAGACCGGCGCTCGGGCCGAGAACATCGAAGAGGCCATCTCGCAGGCCCTGACCGAGGCGGTGATCGGATGACCGGATCGGATCACACCGCCCAGCCGCCGTTCCCCATCCCCAGCGGCTCGCTGACTTGGGCGCCGCCCGGCGCGTCGATCGGGTTCGTATGGCCGCCCGAGAGCGACGACATCCAGTGCTGGGCGGTGGACAGAGACCCCGGTACCTTCCTGGTGGAGCTGCCGGGGTTTTCGATCGCCGCTGGGGCGGAAGGCGACAACGAGGCGCTGGAGCGTGACCGGGCCGCCTTCATCGCCCACGTCAAGGACTTCCTCGGTTTCCCCAAGTGGTATCGGCCCTCGCAGGTTCTGATCCTGGAGGCGCCCAGTGCCCAGGATGACCTCGATCTAGAGGAGATCAAAGCCATCGAAGTGTTCCAGGGCTCCTTGAACCTGTTCGCCGCCGCCGATGAGGTCTACATCTTTCGGGGTACTGAGGCGGCGACGTTGAAGCACGCCGATCGTGCGCCCGAGGATGTCCGCGTCGCAATCCAGAGGAGGAGCTGACAGTGAAGCTGAAGCGCGTCGAGCCCGAGATTCCACAGGAGCGAGTGAAACATGAATTGCCCGAGTCCCTTCGAGCCCTCGCCGAAGAGTTCAACGAGCGTGTGGGCTTTTCTTCTTTAGTAGAGATCGCCCTGTATGTCGGTCCTGGCCGCGCCGTCCCGCGCCGTCAGTGGTGCCTGAAGATGCACGTGGCCTCGGCCCTCTGGTTTGGCACCGATCTGGAAAAGATGATCGAGGCGGCCAAGAAGCACAACTGCATCTTCATCAAAATCGACCAGCACAACGCCGCGCACTTCACGGAGGCCGTTTGATGGCGGGCATCCAGGACCGCCTACACGCCGCGCAGGCGCTCGCTGAGGCCGCCGAGGCGCGCTACGAGTCCACCGAGAACGTCCACGTCGCGATCCAGAGGCGGACCTGATGGCGCCACCGCGAGAGTTGCCCGAGACCCTGCGGGCGCTCGCCGATGCGGCGGGCAACAAGCTCGGGAAGGTCAACTGGCCGGTGGCGATCATCAACGCCGTCTGGGACGCCAAGGAGACGCCCGAGGGTGAGGACGGGCTCGGTCAGACCCACGCCCTCGATCGCGTCGAGGCGATCCTCGCGGAGGTTCTGGGTATGGAGATCGGCGAAGCACTTTCGGTCAATGAAATGGTCGCCAGGCTGAAGGCGATGCGGAAGGGACGGCAAGTGACCTGCCCGAAGTGCAAGACCGTCGCCATCGTCCACGCCGCCGGTCTTGACACCGGGGAGATGAACTTCTGCACCAAGTGCGGGACCAGGCTGCTGCCGGATGACGCCCGAGTTCCGATCCCGCTTGCCCTCGTTTCCTTCGCGGAAGAGGTGCGCGAGAAGTCACCCGAGTACGTGGTGGCGCTCTCGATCGGCCCCGGTGAACCGGACTGGGCGGTGCGGGTCCAGCACCCGACCGGGCGCTTTGACCGCAAGCTGATCGAAGAGTTCAGCGCATTGGCGAGAGAATACGGTTGCGTCGGCGAGTACATACACCTACAGCTCGCCCCACAGGACATATTCACGATCTGGGTCCGCGAAGGAGATGGTGTTTGATGACCGAGGAAGCGGGCTTCATCGGTTGGGAGGACGCCCTTGTCCTAACTCCCGACGAGCGTCAGGAGATAGCCAGGGTCGTCATCTCGGCTATCAGCCGGGTCTCGGCTATCAGCCGGGGCGCCGACGAGCTTGTGATCGCCTATGCGCTGGGCCGGATCGCGGCCGAGGCATCGGAAGACGCCGGGGCGCCCGCGATCGACCTGAAAGCGACCGCGTTGAGGGCCATCACCCACTCCATTGGCTTGGCACGTCGAGCGGGCGCGAGCTGGAACGAGATCGCCAGCGCCCTACCGAACCCGCAAGAGTGGGAGGACTGATGGCCCGCCTGGACAACCGCCCAGACAAACCAGGGGCGCCCGGCTTCCGCATCCGCACCCTGACTGCGTTTATCGCTGTCGATGAGGAGGACAACAGTGAGGGTGTGGTCGCTTGTACGAACCCGGTCACCGGGATGACCGAACCGCTGATCGGCGCCGACGACGCGCGGATCATGCAATACCGGCCGCTCGCGGAAAGGTTTGTGAAGGCGACGGGCACCCCGATCACGCTCGTCCGGTTCACCGTTCGCGAGGACGTGGAGACGTTGCGATGAGCGAAGCACCTTGGGAGGTCCGCGCCGAAGCGGCGGGTTCGATCGTTGACATCCAAGCGAAGGCGCTGAAGGCCGCGCTGACGGAGTCGAAGCCCGACGTTCGTGCCGCCTACATACGGATGGCCGAGGCCGCCGAGATGGCCTTTGCCCTGGTCGTGCCGGAGGTAATCCAAAGCGCCATGAGTAAGGAGCATCTTCTCCCCGATCCGAGCGCCCAGGTTGGCGGCGTCGAGCCATACTCCACGGACGACCCCCTCGTCGTTCTCCTCTACCTGCTCCTTCGTGACCATCTGCACGCCGGGATTTTCGAGAGACTGATCAGTGAACTTGGCGATGGCGGCAGCTCCCTGACGAACCCCTACCTCGGCCAGTATGCGGTTAACATCGCACAGCGACTCCGCGAAGACCGGGGTACGCCGATCCCCAGCCTCAGCGAGGACGAGGCCACCGCGATCAGTGACTGCGTCGCGGTGGCGGCGCGCATCGGCGCGGCCTTCGAGTTCTACGGCGGCATCGAAGTCCACAAAGCCGCTCGGAAGGCGACTGACGCCCTCGACCGACTCGGCATCCAACACGAGACGGAGGTTGAGGATTAGATGGCGCTCAGCAAGGCAATAGGACCGCTCGAACGGCTGGTGAAATGGCGGGTGGTGTTCGCGGGCTGGCAGCTCGGGACCCGTTACAACCGTGACAAGGAGGACCCCGAGGCTCAGGCGGTTCGTGACCATCGCGAGGTAACGATGATCATGCGCGCCGAGATTTCAGCGCTGGTCGCGCTGCTGGTGGAGAAAGGCGTCATCACCGAAGAGGAGTTCGACGCCGCGCTCGCTGCTGAGGCAGAGCAGTTGAGCGAGGACTTCTCCAAACGCTTCCCCGGAATGCGCGCCACCGACATCGGCATCACGGTGGACATCGCCGAGATGGAAAAACACGGTACGATGCGCGGGTGGCTGCCGTGACGCTCGCGGACGCCGCCTTCTTTGTCTCGTTGTTCGCCTTCGTCACCACTATCGCTCTGAGCGTGGTTTACGCCCGCGCGGTGAGGTCGCAACAGGCAAAGCTGAAGGAAAAGGACGAGGAGATCGTCAATCGGCTCGATCGGGCGGCGCCGTTCATGCGCCGAGTGCTGGAGCTGGTCCAGGATGTCGAGAGAGTCGCCGAAAACCTACGTCAGCAGACGTCCGCCGGGGCGCGACAATGTGGCGATGAGCTGCGTGCCGCCACCGCGAGGTTCGCGGGGCGGATTGAGCCTGAGGAGGTAGTCGAGGTCGCCCATGCTGGTGACGAGCCCGCCAGGCCCGAGCCCTCGCAACGCTGGGAGCTGATACCGGGAGTGACGATCACCGAGGCGGGTAGAACGGTGGGCCACCACATCGGCGTGCCGGTTGACCACGTCCGCGCACTGGTTGAGGCCGTTGACCTCAGGGTCATGGCCGACCCCAAGCAGCGCTGCCTCGCCGAAGGCACCCTGGCCGAGCTGCGCCAGTGCATCGCCGAGGTTGACCGCAGAGAGCAGGAAGACACGAGATGGAGGTTGAAGAATCATGAGTGACAGCACGGGAAACGCCCCTTCGAGGGTGGAGGACCTTCGACGGGGCCTCGAAATTATCCATAACCTGGGTGGAGTCGGCCGCCCCGACCCCGACTGGCCGCTCGCGATCGCCTGGGCCGTGGACCAAACGAATGACGGAACTGCCAACGAGCGTCGGAACTTAGTCCTGAAGGCGATCGCGATCCTCCTCGGCGTCGAGCCCGGCGAGGCCCTGACTATCCCCGAGATGATCCGGCGCCGCACGCTGCCCGAGCGGCTCTTGCCGATCTTGGACGAGGACCGCTACGAATTCACCGGACTCCGGCTCCGAGAAATGCTGTTCGAAGTCGCGGGCACCGCCAGTGGTGTGTTCCTCCGAGAAGACCCCGATAAGGTGATGCCGTTGAGCGAGGTCGCCAAGGCCGTTCAGGGCTGGGCCATCGTCAGGGCCGAGATGTTCGCCGCCGCGCACCAAGATCTGGCCGATGGCTGACGTTAGGCCAACCCAGGATGAGATCTGGTCGGCAGGCGACTCCCGAGTGAAGGTGCTGTGCGTCAGCGGCGATCGGGTAACGCTTGAACGGACGGCCGGGGCGCCCAACCATGTCCTGCACAGGACCTTCATCTGTTCGATCGCCCAACTGAACGCCGCCTTCACGCTCGATGCCGCGCGGACCAAGGCAGGCTCGCCATGAGATGGCTTGGCCTGTTTCTAGTAGGCGTTGTCGTCGGTGCCGCCGGAATGCTCGGCCTGGCCTGGGCGGTAGACGCATACGAGGAACGAACCGGCACAAACGTCTACCCGCCGACGCCGCGCCAGTGGGGGGACTGATGACCTACCGGCCCATGACCGACGACGAGATTCGGTACTACGCCGAAGGGCTCAAAGAGGCAACGATCCTCTTCTTCGACCTTGCTCTGGGTGAGAACTCGGCGGGCATCCTGACGCCCGAAGAGTTCAGCTGCCTGCTCTACAGCGGGCCGCTACCCGACGAGCTGCGCAAGTGGCTGAAGCAATCTCGCGAGCGGGCATACGATGGTGCCCTGCGGGCTCAGGTTGAAGCCAGCGGCCGCGCAGTCAGGGATGCAGAATGACTCGGGAATCCAGCCTCAAAAAGCGTATCCGTGCCCGGATGAAAGAGACGGGCGAGAAGTTCACCCAGGCGCGTCGAGCCGTCCTCGCTGAAGACGAGGCTGCGTTCGAGCGCGAGCAAGATCGCCCGGATCACAGTGGCGATCGCAACATTGGAGAAGACCAATGATCAAACGCCTGTTCAGAGTTATGTTCTCACCCACCGAGCCTTCCCAGCGCCGACCCGCGCGTCAGATCGCGCTGGAAGCCCGGCGTATCGAGGCGGCGACAAGGCGCTAGTGGCGACGCAGCTCTCAACTGGAGGCAGCGTCAGGGTCGAACGTGAGGATGGCGACGCTTGTCAACGCTTCGGCTGCACCGGGCTTCTGCACCCTCACGGCAAGATCCGGGGTGAAGATGTCATGGAGTGCAGTGGTTGTCACTTCACCTTCGCGACGATCTTCTCGCTTCCCGCCGGTCCACCGCATGGACAGGGCGAACCACCAGAAGTGACGATCCCCTCTGTCGTCATTGAGCGGTTCGCGCGACTGCTGCTGCAACGCAACCAGGAAATCGCAGTCCCGAACCCGAACGACCGCACGAGCTTTGAGGACCTGCCGCCGAATCTCCAACGCGGCCACATCAAGGATGCCGAAGCCCTGCTCACCCCGATATGGACTGAAGTCGCCGACTGGTTCGGTTTCTCGCTCGATGATCGAGAAAATCAGCAAAACGCGGGGAATGCAATCAGCGAGATCGCCATCCCCGCGCTAAAACACTGTGAGGAGCATTACAACTACGGAGCCCGCGCACGCCGCTTGCTCGAAGCCGCGATCGGAAGTGAGGCGGGATGATGGCGGGGGAGCTGTATGAGCGTTTCCAGGAGCTTTCCAAGCGGTTCGACGCCGTCCAGGAGGAGGTCATGCGCCTCATGCGCCCGCCGTTCAACCAGGACCCGGACATCTCGATGCGAAACCAGATTATTGGCTACCTGAAGGGCAAGGCGAACGTCAGGGAAGACGAGGCTGCCAACGCACCAAGTTCAGACGCTCGTCAGGAATTGACCGAACAGGCGGCGACGCTGCGGTTGGCCGCCGACGATCTCGAACACGAACAGGAGGGGAAATGACCACCCGAAAAGACGACGATGCCCTGACCGAGTTTCAGAAGCAGGCGCTCGGACGCACCGATGCCCTGACCGAGCCTCAGAAGCAGGCGCTCGGACGCACTATCGACAATGCCTACCGTCGAAAAGAGTGGGACGGCAACATGCGGAAGCGGCCGAACCTCTGGAATTGCTCAGGACCGACGGCGATCGCGCTGGTCCGCAAGGGGATGGTCGAAGAAGTCACCTCAGGTGGGTACCGAACTGTGTTTCGGCTCACCAAAGCTGGTGTCGAGGTCGGCACTGCCGAGGCGACCAAGACGCTCGCCAAGCACCCCCAGCTTCTTGCGCAGGAGGAGCGCGATCGCAAGAACAAAGAGTCGAACGAACGCAACCGGAGGATCGCCAAGATTGTCGAGCCTTTCCGGGGAATCAAAGTGACCAGCGAAAAGAAGAAGGTGTCACTCGCCGCGTTACTGGAGAAGGAACTACAACGCGAACAGTATCGCGGTAGGTCCAATGCCTCACTAGACGACAAACAGTGGGAGCAACTGGGCGAGCAGATCGAGACGCTGCGGTCATGAAAACGCGGATCAAAATCGTCCTCGCCCCCATGTGGGTGAAGCCGGGCCAGATGTTCGTCCTGGATGCCCGCGAGGCCAGGGTTGGCTTCGACCCCGCCCCGCACCTGGAGTTCCTTCGCGACCTGCTGCAACCCGAAAAATGGATTGTGGTCGGAAATGAGGAGAACCGTGACCGCCTGGTCGAGGCGATTGTGGCTTCAGACGATCTGGAGCTGGTGGAATGATCGAGCTGGACCCGAAAAAGACTCCGCGCGAACTGACCGTCGATCGGGTCGCCCAGGCGATGTATGAGTCGGTGAAAGCTGCCAGCTCGAAAGATTTGCCGGAGCGTTTCACGGAGATCGAGCCGCACAGCGTCGAGCGCTACCGACTGCTCGCGGGCGCTGCCGTGGAGGCACTGCCTTACCCAGCAGAGCTGCTTGCTGACCTCGCGTGGCAGCTCGCCTACAAGTATCAACACCCTGGTAGCTTCGTTGACGGTGTCAGGGGCACCTTCGAGAACTACGTCGAGGAGATCGGCAAGGAGTTCGCTGACGAGATCGTCCTGAAGGCGGCGAAAGAGCTGTGAGCGACTTCCCGCGCATTGCCGAAGAACTTGGTGTATCCGAGGAGACCGTTGCCAGGATCGTGGAGGCGCTGGGGGTCGAGGACGACTTCTACCCGACGACGCCGCGAGAGGCGCTATTGGCGGTCCTGATTGCCCTTCGCGAAGTGCCCATGCGTCCGCCCGCCCTGGTTTTCCGCGACATCGAAAACTGGGCCGACAAGGGGTTGCGAGGCAACGAGAGCTTCTTGCTGACCGACGCCCTCGCCGATCGCCTCGCCGAGGCCCACGGTCTGATCAAGCAGATAGGCCACGAGCCGCCATCGCTACCGCCCGACCTCGAAGCGATGGTCGAGCGGCGCTGGAGGACCCGGTGACGATTCTCAAGGACGGGCGTACCTATGACACTCTCGAAAACTTCCAATGGCCGTTCCTGGTTTGCGGCCCTGGTGACGGCAAGCCTGTCCCGGATGCGAAGTGCTGGGATCAGAAAGAGATCGTCGTTGGCGAGGAAACGTACATCCGCCGACGATGGTCTTCGGTTGGCGCCCCTGCTCGGGTCGTCTGCTTCGTTGCGAAAAAACTGCCGAAAGAGCGGTATTGGCCTTACCAGCTTCACCGTCGTATCTACAACTCGCATCCCGAGTTGGCAAAGATGGGCACGATCCTCATTGACACCAAGACCAAGCAAACCCACGTCGCTGACCTCGACCTGGATCGAGATGCTGAAGAGTTCGGGCCAACCGGGCGCGGCGTCGCTGGTCGAGAGGGCGATGAGTCCGCGACACCGAGAAGAAGCAGCGCTGATGAAAGCCGCAAAAGCGACACTTAGAAAGAAGGAGTAACGATGCCCCAGAAGGTTCCCGCCAAAGAGGTCAGCACCGCCGACATGGTGGAGATGATTCTCAGGTACGTCGAGTACCTGGGTGGCATCGTCGCCTTCGTGCGCAAGGATTCTGACGGTACGAACGAATGGGTGATCGCGGCCGAGTTCGGCAAGGAGGCAGAGGACAGCCCGATGGTCGGCGGGGGGGCCTACGGGTCAGGCCCCGACCTTCGGGTCGCAGTCGAACAGGTCGCCAGCGACTGCGGGCTGATCGAGCGCGAGGAGGCGAGTGGTGACTGAACTTCGCTCCGACCTGCCGCCGCTGCCCGACCGCATCGCCAGGCTCCCGGTCCATCGCGGCTTCCCGGTGCCCTGGTTCGTCACCTGGATGCAGGAGGACGGCACGACCCCATGCGCGCGCGGTGAAGGCACCCCGGAGTTCAGGGTGATCACGAGCGGCGCCATTCAGGAAGCGGTCAACCGGGGGCTCTGCTGGGTGTGTGGCCAGCGGCTGGGTGCCTTCAAGACCTTCGTCGCCGGGCCGATGTGCGGGGTCAACCGCAACAGCCAGGAGCCGCCTTGCCACCACGAGTGCGCGGTCTTCTCGGCGATCGCCTGTCCGTTCCTCTCCAAACCGCAGGCCAAACGCCGCGACGGCAACCTCCCCGAGGGCGGCGGCTTCGCGGGGATCGGGATCGAGCGCAACCCCGGCGTCACGATGCTCTGGACGACCAAGAAGTACAGCCTCAAACGTGACCCGAAGGGCGAGCTGCTGATCAACATCGGCGAGCCCGAGAAGGTGGAGTGGATCGCTAAGGGCCGAGAGGCGACCAGGGAGGAGATCGAGGAGTCGATCGACACCGGCCTGCCGCTGCTGTACGAGATCGCCGACGAGAACGATCGTGAGAGCCGCGCGGAGGCGCGTGGCGGCACTGTCTTCGACCCGAGGCGAAGCCAACGCGCCCAGCTCGAAAAGGCTGAGACTGTTTTCAGGGAGAGGTTTATCCCGGCGTGAACATATCGGAAAGTCAAAAACAACCTGAAGGAGAAACGTGCCACCGCAAGAGCTGAAGTTAGGCAAGAAACCACACGTCGAGGACTCGCGCGATCTGATGCTCGGTCGCTTTCTCGACCTCTCTAGGCTGCCCGTCCCGCCCGAGACCTTCACCTACGCGGGCGTGATCGAGGATGGCGAATGGGGGATGCTGCTCAACGACCGGCTCGACTCGTGCGCTCCGGCCGGAGCGATCCACTCCCAGCTCGGCCTCTCCCGGATCGGCGACCACAACCCCGACTTCAACGACGCCTGCTGCGAGTTGGCATACGAGGAAATGGGCGGCTACGTGATCGGCGACCCGGCGACCGATCAGGGCTGCGATCTCCGCGACGTGGCGAAGGTCTGGCAGAAGGTCGGTCTGGCGGACGCGAGCGGCCATCGCCACCGCTGCGGGTTCTACCTCTGGCTGGAGCCCGGTAACCTGGTCGAGCTGAAGATCGCCACCTACCTGTTCAAAACCGGGTGCCTCGGCTTTCGGCTCACCCAGAACGCGCAGGAGGCATACTGGGCCGCTGAAGGGGCCGGGACCAAACCCGTCTGGAACTTCGATCCCGCCTCGCCCGAAGTCGGTGGCCATGCGGTGCCGGAGTTCGGGCCGGTCGAGGAAGGCTGCTGGGACGGCGTCTCCTGGGGCTCCGGGGTGGACATCGCCGACGCCTATATCGAGAACCAGATGGACAGTGGCTTCGTCGTGATCACTCACGCTGACCTCGATGTAACGGGTCAGGTCGAGGGGTTCGACTCGGAGGCCGTGCAAGGCCACGTGAAAGCGCTGAAGCGGGAATTCGCCGGGGCGGTCGCGGCCTGATGGAAGAGAGCCCCGAGTTCACGGTCAAAGCGAACGCCTTGGTGGCGACGCTAGGTGGCCTTGAGAAATTCCTGGTGGTCGAAACCGCCCCGGAAGTCAGAGCTAAAATAGCCGAGTTGCGCGAGCAGGGTTCGTACAGCCTGGGCGAGGAGGAGGGGGACCGATCCGGTTTCCTCATCCTCCTGGGGCTCGACATCTATGCCGAAGCCGGTCGGCCCGAGGGTCCGCGCATCGAGCCGTTCGACGTGGGGATTCACCCCGGCACCGTCGGCGTAATCCGCGAGGTCACTGACAGCTTCTGGCAGGCACACATCGAAAGCATCGACTCGATGGTCAGGCAGCAGAATTTGCCCGCTCCGCCGGAGCGTGGGGACATGATCCGCGAGCTGAGGGGAGTCCTCGACAGCATGGGCTTTGCTGTGGTGGGCGGGGGCACGATCGCGCAAGACGCTTACGGTATGAAACCTGCCCTTGCCTCCGAGGTTGATCCCGAGACGAAATGCTGCTGTGGGGACAAAGCCTCGGTCCACAGGACAAAAGGCGCTGTCATCGGTAGCTGCGAGAAGTGCCCGTGCGGTCTGTTTCACACCCACGACACTGAGCCCGAGGGTGGACACTAGCTTTCGACCAGAGTGGATTGGCCTTCCGGGGTACTGGGAGGCCGGTCGGCTCACTGGTGAGGAGAGGAAAATCTGGAACGCCCTCGGCCTGTTCGACGCCGAGACGCTGGAGGAATTCCTTGATGCTCCGATCGCAGCGATCGAAAAGCGACTGTTTGAAGCAGGGCAACGGGCTAAAAAAGACGACAAATTTACCGACCAGGCCGCCAGGCCCACCTTCGAGTCCGAGAAAGACGAACGCTTACTCCTAACGCTCGTTATGAAATTCTCGATCGTAGTGGTGATGGCCGAGCGGGAGAGGAAGAGGGAGGAGCTTGAACATGAGCGACGAGTCGCCGAAACAGGTGCCGCAGGACAAACCCAACTTCCAGATCGCCAAAGCGGCGCTGGAGGCGGCGACGGTGATGGCGGAAGCCCTGGGAGTGGAGGACCTGACCCAGGTGGTGGTGCTGGTCAAGATGCAGGATGAGGAGGGGCAGATGAATATCTCCAGTCTCTCCACCCAGGAGCAGACGAAACACCTTCATATCCTCACCGAGGGGACCCAGCGCTTCGCGAACCAGATCGGGGTCCCGCTGGAGATGATCTATCTCAACACCGCTGATGGGGGTGATTGAAGATGAAGCTGCCGATGCCGACGATGGCCGAAGTGGAGGCATGCGATCCGAACGCCGACACGCTTAAGCTATTGCGATGGCGCACCTTCTGCCCGCTGCCCCAGACGCCCGACGAGGAGGCCATCGCGATCGCGATCGTCGGCAAGCTGGAGAAGGCGGATAAGACCCATCGCGAGGCCATCGAGACGGCCGTTGGATACGCCGCACGCTAAACCGTATGAGGGTGAAACCACGCATGGTGACAATCAGCCGAGGAAAGGCTCGATCTACTGGCGCCCGATCGGCCCGTTGCGCGAGGTCACTCTTTACCCGCTGCTGTTCGGGTCCGCGCGACTCACCACGGGTCGCCGCGATCAGGACTCCTGGGTGTACGCCTACGACTACCCGGATGAGCAGTCGGGATTCCGGGCGGCCGAGGATTGGGATGGCGATAGTGACCCCGGCTATGGTTGGATCAGAAAACTGGAAATGGGGAAGGACCGCGTCGAGCGGGAAGTGAAGCTGTGAGCAAGCGTGCATCCCGACCCAAGATCCCACCCAAAGCGCTGCGCGATGTGTGGGCGAAGGTGCCCGGCATGAAGGACTGCAAGGGGCTCTGCTCGGACTCCTGCGGGCCGATCCCGGTGTCGTCGCTGG